AGCGCCTGGATGTCGGCCTCGGTGAGGTCCAGGTACTTCCGCAGCGTCCCGAACGTCCGGTAGATCCATGCCCGGATCTGTGCCAGCAGGCGCCGCACCAGGGGCGTGTCGGGGTGGAACTCGACGAGGTAGGCCAGCCGCTCGCGCCGCACCGCCAGGTCCCGAGCCGGGCCAGGGTCTCCATCGACGCCAGCCTCGGCCGTGCGCGCCACCTCGGCGGCGAGGACCGTGTTCTTCTTGAGCAGCGCGTCCACCCGGTCGANCAGCGCCAGTTCGGCCGCCTTACCACCGAGCATCGTCGCCATGCCGGCGTGAACACCGACCTCGTGGAGCAGGACGCGGGCCACCTCGCCCTCGGACATCTCGCGCACGTTGAGGTAGGTCTTGCCCTCGTGAAACACGCCCTTGACGCCGCGCATGTCCGACGACTTGAGCCCATCCGGCAGGGTGTCGAGGTCGTCGACAAGGACCACCTGCTCGGCCTCGAGCAACGCCTGGGCGTCTTGGCCGAACCGCTCGGTGATGATGGCGCGGGCCTGCTCGGCGGACTCCATGCGAGGTCCGAACTCCCAGGGCCGGTTGCGCGCGACGAAGCCGATGCCTCGACGCTGCTCGGCGAGGCCCATCCTCCCCGGCTGAACCGGCCCCTGCACGTCGGCCACACGGAACTGCACGTCGTCGAAGTGCCCTGCCAGCGACGTGATCTCGCCCGCCTCCAGCCGCCTCCACGCCGTCACCTCGTCGTAGGCCAGCATCATGCGGGCGGTGTCGTCGTCGATGATGCCGGTGCGGACCATCTCCTCGAAGGCGTTCAGCCTCTCGGCGTAGCCCTGGGACGCCCGCATCTCCAACGACTCGGGGTCGACTTTGTCAAGCCGGGCCCGCCAGTTGTCGATGGTCTGGCTGCGGGCCACCTTCGCCCGCTCGCCGAACTCGGCCAGCGTCTTGCGGACCGTCGCCTCGTCCTGGCCGGTGAGGTGCCGGATCAGGGTGGTGGCGTTCTCGCGCTGCGCCTTCGACATGACGTCGAGCGGGTTCATGCCCTTGCGCACGGCGTCCCGCATGACCTTGGCGGTGACGTGGTTGGCGGCGTCGAGGGGGTCGCGGATGGTGATCTTCGCCCGTCCGGCGGCGTCCTCGGCGTCGAGGAGGCGCCCGATCTGGACGGCCTCGGGAGCGAGCCCTGCCCATGCCCCCTCCAGCGCAGCCGTCATGCCCGCCCCGCGCAGATCGCGGTACAGTCCCGCGCCAACCCAGCCGCGACGGATCCCGGAGCCGAGGCCACGCAGCGCGATGTCCTCGCCGGGGAACACGAAGTCGGCGATGATCCCGGAGGCGTTCAGGAACTTCCACTGCCAGGAGTCCTCGGCGAGGCCCATCCCGCGCCCGATGTTCTGCATCCCGAACATCCAGCCGGTTTCGCCCGTCTCGGTGCCCGCCAGAACGCGGGCGGTCCAGCCAGCCGACTCGAAGTCGCGCTGCGGCACGTAGTCGGACGGGCCCCACCGCTGAAGCCCCCAGTCGACCCCTGCCAGGACCACCTCCTCAGCCATCGCCGAGGGCACACCGAAGGGGACGCGCATGGCCCAGCCGAACGTCGTCTCGCCCCGGGCGCTCATGCTCACGGCCCCAAGGAACTCCTCGGCGTAGTCGAGCGCAGCGCCACCCGTCCGCTCGTAGGCCTCCCGGTTCGCGTCCACGCCGGCCTTCATCGAGTCGACGGTGATGGCCTGCTCGAGCGTGGCCTTGGGCAGGTCTGCCAGCGTGGCGCGCCGCCAGAACCGATTCCACACGGCGGCGACGGCCTCGTCGCGGTCGGCATCCGGCCCCTTCTTGCCCGCCGCCCGCAACGTCGGGTCGCTCGTGGCGTGGATGCCGTCCAGGTCGGCGATGAGTTCGAGCACGAGCGGGGAGGCGTCCTCGCCATCACGACGACCATCGGCCACGACGCGGGGCATCGTCGGCGCCTCGCCACCCACCCACACCCCCGACGGCAGGTTGCGGATCTCCAACGCGGGGAACAGCGGCGCCAGGTCCGCCGTCGTCTCGGCCGCCTCAATAATTTCCGCGTTCGTGAGCAGGTCGTTGTGCCGCGACCCGTCGCGCTGGAGCTGTTCGTAGGCCTCCCGCGCGTCCTCGGGCAGCAACTTCGCCACGACCGGCGAGACGGGGCCCTCGACGGCGCGCACCAGGTCCCGGACGGCCTTGGGCGCCATCACGTTGGGCAGGAAACCCCATTCGGGATCCGCGTCTGCCGCGACCTCGCCCGCCACGGTGATCGTGCGCAGCTCGACAGGCTTGAGCCCCTCCTTGATCTCGGCCAGCGCCTCGTCCTTCCGGGGGTGGTTCCACGGCGCGATGGGCTCCTCGCCACGCGCCCGTCTCGCCATCCCCTCTTCTGAGTCGAGGATGCTGCTCCAGGTGTCGCGGATGACGCTCGCGATGGCCGATCCCTCGGGGATTTCTGCGCCCTCGGGCGGTTCGAGGCGATCCCATGTGGCCCTTTTGATGGCGGCGAGTACGGCGCGGGGGCCGTCCCGGAGATTGTCCTCGTAGTCGGCCGCCCTCTCGATGCCGGCCGCCGTTGCCTTCTCCGCGGTCCACACCTCGCCTTCCGGCCGCCCGGTTTTCACCATGCCCGGCGCCATCGCACGCAGGGCCACATACCCGGCGTTGTCGCGCGGTGTCCCCTTGGCCTCGAAGGCGTCGAGCAGGAAGCCTGGCAGCGTCTCCGCGCCCTCAGCGTAGCTGATGTCGCGCTGAATCCGCTCCCACTCCTCACGCCTGACTGTCTCCTCGTCCAGGCTGCGGTCGGATTCGAGGCGCGTCTTCACCCTGGCCTCGGCGTAGTCTTCCAGCGCCGCCCTCAACTCGGGCTCGGACTTCGCGATGGGCGGGTCGCCGGGCGCCTCCTGCCGTTCGATGGGGCTGAAGTCGTCATCGTCGTCATCGTCGTCGTCGACGCCCACGTCAAGGGGCGCGACCGCGGCCCGATCCATGGGTTCGTCGATCGGCTCGGCGCGCATCCGGTCGACCATCGCCTCAGCCTCGGAGCGAGGGAGCTTCGTGCGGGCCATGAGGTCGCGGATCGTGCGCTCGCGGTCGGTCGATGCCATGTGCTGCCTCTGTTACGGCGCGGCCAGTGCGTCAGCTTCGGCGTACTTGGCGCGCATCTGCTCGATGGTAATCTGCTTCGCGTTGTACGCCTGCATCGCGTCCTTGCGGATCTGGGCCGCCCTGGCGATGTCGACCGGATCGGCTGGCAGGTACGTAGTTGTGCGCGGCTTGCGTGGGCCGGCGGCCTGGGCCTTGGGCCGCCGGGGTGCGTCGGCCGCACGGTCCATCGGCTCGACGGGCGCGGGCGCCGTCGGGGCCGCCCGCGGGGACAACTCAGCGGCCTCGGCTTCCACCTCCTCGATGGCCTCGGCGAGGGTCTGGAGCGACGTGAGCACCCGGTCGCGTTGCAACTCCAGGTCGTCGATGTCGGTCTGCCGGCTGGCCTTGGCGAGTTTGGCGTCGATGGCCGCCAGAGTCTTCGTGTGCTCAGCCTGCAACGACAGGATGTCCGGCATGTCGCCGTAGATGTCCGTCAGCGCCTTCGCCTTCGCGGACGCCGCGCGGTCGGCGTCAGTGGGCGGGGGTTCGGGCACAGGGGCCGGCGTGGGCATCGTCGCCGTCTGCCCCGACGGCACACCCTCAGTGGCCCGCCCCACGTCCGGGGTCCACGCTCGCGCTGCCTCGCCCTGCCGGCGGCGGTCGGTGGGGCTGACGACGTCCCATCCGGCAACCCGCGGGCCCACGCGGACATGGGGCAGCGGGCCCGCGGACCCCAACGGGGCACCGGAATTGGGCGGGCCCTCAAACGGCGCCAACCGCCCCCGTGCCGCCTCGTCTTTGAGGCGCTGAGCCTCGATGGCGTCCCTGCGGGTGTCGATGTCCTCGCGCGAGACGCTCTCCCGCTCGTCCGCGCCGAGGGCCCAACCCTGGCGAGAGAGGTTGAGCGTGTCGTTGCGAAGCCCCACCCTGTCACCGGCGTTGAAGTGCCGCCGCTCGATCTCGACGAGAGTGCGACCGAAGGAGCCGACGAGCTCGGGCGGCATCCCCTGCGTCATGCTGGTGATGTCGTAGATCCGCTGCACCGCCTCGTCGGTGTCGCCCGCCGCGTGGGCATCGGCCAGGGCGTTGGCGGCCACCTCCGAGAAGTAGACGTCGTCGCGGGCCCGGTCGTTGGCCGTCGCCGCCGCCGTGCCGAGATCGGCCACCACCTCGCCCATGACGTCCGCCCGGGGGCGCTGCGCTGGGTGCTGCCCGATCATCTTGACGATCGCGGCGGCCGCATCGCCCTTCGCGAGGGTCGCCTGGTCGCTGGTGGGGGTGCCCTCGGCGTCGAGGGCCACGAAGTACACCGAGCCGTCCGCCCTCTGGAGGTAGCGGTAGGTCCCGTTGTCGTCGTCGACGACGCGGTCGGCCTGTCCCGTCGCCATCGTCAGCGCGTCGATCGCCTTCGCGAGGTTGTCGAACAGCGCCGGGGCGTCGGCGTACAGGCCGGGGTCCATGTCGAGCAGCGACGCGGTCGACTGCTTGAGCGCCAGGAGCCGCTGCCCGCCCTCGTCGACAGTGGCCGGGTCGGCGAGCAGGCCACGAATCGCGGCAAGTTCGTCGTACAGCCAGTCGTGGACGCCGGTGAGCCCGAGCACCTTGTCCTCGTCACCTGCCCGGTTCGCAGCAGTGTAGGGGATGGGCAGGCCAGCCGGGGCGCCGGGCTCAAGTCGGTAGTCCTGGGACGCCTCCGCCGCTGCCTTCTCGGGGTTGCCGCGGTTGCGCAGGATGTAGGTGTCGGCCTCGCCCCGCACGACGGGATCGGTGTCGGCGCGCATGTCCAGGCCCGCCTGCAAGCGCCCCAGCCGTCCCAGCGAACCCCGGGCGGGCGTCTGGAACGGCGTCTCCAGCAGGTAGTTGAAGCCGTAGCCCGCGAACAGGTCGGCACCACCCTGCGCCCGGATCCGGGCCCGCTCGGCCACGAGGTCGTCGCGTCGCTTGCGGAGGTCGGCGAGTTCGGCCTCGCTCTGTTCGGCCCCCGGCTTGACGATGGTGTCGTACCAGTCCTGCCAGCTCCCCGCGCCGGACACGCCCACGCCCGGTCCGCCGCCACTCGTCCCGACGCTACCGCCGCTCCTGGCGCTTGAGGAACGCTCGCCCAGGCCGCCAACGCCGTGGCTCATCACCCGCTGCCGCCTGGCGGCGGCTGCCTCTGGCGACAACGGGCCGAACTGCGCCTCGGCCCACTCCACCGGGGTCCTCCCGCCGAAGTGCTCCTCGCCCCACCTGGTCGCTTCCGCGCCGGCCGCGCTCTCCGGCGACAGACTCGCCGCCGCGTTGAGGTAGAGCCCCACCTTGTAGCGCAGGGCCCTGTCCTGCACCGACCCTGGCTGGATGCCCTCCTCGGCCCGGATGCGCTCGTAGGTCTGCTTGGCCTGCTCGCGCGCCATCGCCGGGTCGTCCATCGACGCGACGTTCTTGACCATCTCGCCCAGGTGCGCCTCGGACTCGCTGGAGAGGTTGGCGATCTCGCGCTGCGCCGTGCGTTCCTCGGCGGCGATCTCCTCAAGGTCCACCTCGGCCCCGATCTTGGCGGCCTCGACGGTCGCTTGACCTCTCGCAGTCGCGGCGGCGACCATGCCCGCGCTGTTGGTGGCGACCTTGACGATGTCGCCGAACTTCGCGGACGCCGAGAGTCGCAAGTTGTCGCGACTCTTGATGATCTGTGCGATCTGCTTGTCGATGTCCCGGATCTCGTCGCTGAGCGCCTTGGGGTCCATCTGGGCGAGCCGCGCTTCCATCGTGGCGTTGAACATGCGTTGGCGCTCGCCGATGAACGCCGCCCAATAGGAGACGATGGCGGGCGTGCCCATGTCGAAGTGGGGGTCGTAGGTCGGCCGGATGAGCGGGGTCGCCATGACCTACTCCGACGCGGGCGTGGTGCGGTACAGGCTGTTCGTCGCGGAGGTGTCCCGCCCGGTGAACGCCCTCATGTAGAAGATCTGCATCGTGGGGTCGGTGTCGCCCCAGTCCACCTTTTTGACGTGCTGCGCGGCGGCGACCTGGCCCGCGAGCCCGGCGACCTGGCCGATCCCCTGCGCGATAGCCTGCCTGCGCTCCTTGACGCGCTCCGACTTGTAGGCGGTGGCGCTGTCGGCGCGGTCGAGCTGGCGGCCCATCTCCTGGAGGCGGGCCATGGTGTTGGCCTGGTTGACGGCCAGCGCCGCCTCCTGCGCGGGGCGCGCGGCCCCCTCCTCCATCGTCCGGATGTCGGCGGCCGAGGTCGTGCCGCCCGTCGCGGCGATGCGTGCGCCGGCCGCCTGCTGGGCCTCGCGCTGGATGCCGCCGGCGCGAGCGAGCCCCTGCCTGTGCTGCTCCTCGATGATCTTGGCCTGCGGGGTGGCAGCGAGTTGGCCCTTGGCGTGGGCGGCGTTCAGCTTTTCCAGCTCGGCGTTGTTGCGGCGGTCCTGGTCGGTGTTCCACGCTGCCGCGGCGATCTGCGCGGTGGTCGCCGCGGCCGAGACGCCGAGGCCGATCCCGAGCTGCTTCGCGTACTGCTGGCGAAGCGCGACGTCGGGGCTGACGGCAGCGCGGTCCATCGGGGACAGCTTCTGCGGCGTGACCCCCGCCCCTGGCGCGATCGTGAACGACTGCGGCGCGTTGGGGTCCTCGTACATGATGGAGTAGGGATTCTGGGAGGGGCTGCTTGTTGCCATGGTGTCATCCTACTTCCGTCAGGGGTGCGCCACCCGATACCGCCAGGTGTCAGCCGCCGAACACGCCGCCATACCACGAGTCGAACTGGCCCCCGCCCGCGGCCCGGAGCATGGGGTCGTTGCCGCCACTCGCTGCCGCGACGGGCCTCTTGAACGCGACCGCCTCAGCCTCCTTGGCGAGCCGGTTCTGCTCGTAGGTGGCCTGCCGCGCCAGCCTGTCGCGCTTCGCCTGGGCGGCCTCAGCCTCGTTGTAGGCGTCCTTGGCGCGCTTGGCCCCGAGGAGCCCGCCCGCGACGGCCCCGGCGACGGCGCCGACGACGCCACCCACAACGGTCCCGATGGGCCCCGCCGCGGTTCCCACGGTCGCGCCGAGCGCCGCACCCTGCCCGGCACCGCTCAGCGCGCCCTGCGTGGCTCCTGCCCGTGCTGCCTCCTGTTCTTCCGTCGGCATCGCGACCTCCTACACCGGCACCAGGATACCCGTGAACGTCCCAAAGAAGGTATCCGTATCCGCCCCGGTCTTCCCCTGGAGGCGCACGATGGAGCCGGCCGGGATCGCCTCCACGCCCTCGAAGTCGAACGTGGACCACACGCCCGCCGCCACGCCCCACAGGGCGATGGTGCGCCACACGCTGCCCGTCGCCTTGACCTGGAGGCGTGCGGCACCGACCGCCGTGGTGTCGAGCATCCCGACGCGGGCCCGGTCGAGCACCAGGACGTAGCCCGTCGGCACCCGGTCCCAGGCGTGCTGGATCTCGCCGGTGAAGTCGTCGCTACTCGCCGTGAGCTTCGCCCAGGTCGTGCCCTTGTTCGCGGTCCCGAAGCTGATGACGCCTGCCTGTGCGGCGGCTGAACCCACCGAGGCGGGCCGGGCGTAGAGGATGGCGTCGTAGAGGTATGCCGAGGCGACGACGGTGGTGCCGTTCATGGACACCGTCTCCTCGACGAGGGCGCCCGTGGTCGCCTGGATGCCGCCCAGCGTGACGGTCCGCACCCCGGTCCCTGCTGCGGTGTCGGCAGCCTCGGCGCTCCACACGTAGACGGTGGCGGCGCTTGGCTGAACCACCGTGCCGTCGCCCTGGTTGGCGATGTCCTTGTAGGCGGTCCCAATGCCAGCCAGGACGCCCGTGCGCCTCACCACGAGGCGCCTGCCCGGGGAGCGCCCAGCCGCCACCGAGGCCCGGTCGAAGTCGCGCACGGCCCTGTCGCGGGTGACAGCCTGGATGGGCACGGCCACCTGGACGACGCGCACGTCGCTGGTGTCCTTGCGGCTCTGACCGTCACGCCACGTCACGATGCACCTCGGTCGCGTTGCAGCCCGTGATGGCGGGCGCTACCTTGAGGGTGAACCGAGGATACGGAGGTGTCTCGTGATTCACTACCTGCTTGTGGCGGTTGTTCTGACGGCGTGCGACGACGCGGCCGACGAGGTGGAAGTCGAGGTCGTCGAGGAGTGCCCGACGTTCGAGGCTCGGGCGAACCGGTGTCCCAACGGCGACCCGGACTGCTGCGAGGCGGCCGGATTCGATGACTGCGGGTGGGGCATGTTCCCGGTCGCAGTGAGTCACGATCCGGACAGCGACTGCCAGCGCGCCTACTGTGCGGCGTACTCGGACAACGGGGCGGGGTGCTGCTCGAGCTCCAGCTACAACGACTACTTCTACAATTGCGACTGCGTGGGGTTCCACTACGAGGGCGAGTAGGATCATCGGTACACCACGCGCACGATGATCGCACGGGCGCGGACCCAGGCGAACTTCCATAACCTGGCGGTTCCGCCGTTGTGGATCATGTAGCAAGCCACGCCGAAGGAATGACGCCCACGGGTGATGCCGGTCCAGCGTCCCTCCAAGAAGTGCCATTGGCGGTATGCGTCGTTTGTGGCCACCGTGGTGCCGGTGTTGTAGATGCGGCGCGCCCCGCCGGTCCACGCCGTAGCGGAGAAACTCTCATTGGGATCACGGAAAAGGGCGAACCTGGCTGCCTCGTTTGCGCCCGCCGCGGCAGTTCCCTCTTGCTCGTAGGCGTGAAAGCACGCCCGCACGATGACCTTGGCCGTGCTCTCAGTGGTCGACGGCTGCACGTCGACGGTGCGCCACAGGCCGGGAATGGGTGTCCAGGCGTTCTGGAGCACGTCGTCGGCGATGACAAACCCCTCGAGCCTGTCGTCCGTCACGGTGTTGTGGTTGATCTCGCATGTCTGCATCACGGCGCGTTGGGGTGTGGGGATGAAGTCGGGCCGGATGACGTTGGCGCTGCTCACGAACGGGGTGGCGTCGTAGTCGGCCGCCACGATGCCGCCATTGAGCCACGTCTCGACCTCGTCGACGCGGGACAGCAGGCCAGCAGCGGTGAGGGTGTCGCCACCTGCGTAGGCGGTGAGGGTGACGGGCATTAGCGGAGGATCCTCTCGACGTAAAACGTCACGTCCTGGATGTCGATCTGCACGGCCCCAATCGACCACGCGTAGAGTGCATACCACCGCTTATCTGTCGTGCTACCAGTGGTGTCGCGGGTGCTCATTCCGCCGCTAAACCATTTGTCGTCAATGCCCGCGTAGGTGCGCTGCGTCTGGTCCAACTGCGCAAACACCCCAATGCCGACCGCTCCGTCGTCGGAGTACCACAGCGAGAACTCGTGGTCATCGGCGCACTTATGTTCAAACACGCAGCGGACGATCGTTTCGTAATCCGCGTCGTCGCCAATGAAGAAGAATCCGATCTCGATATTGACGCCGCCGATTTGTACCGGGACCGGAAACGCTGACACCACGGTACCGGCTGCATCGTCGGCGTAGACGCGGGGCACCGTATCCATGCCGTCGTTCACGGCGTCGACAGCAATGTTCCGTCGGTCAATCCCCTCCTGGGCGATGTTGACGGCGCCGATGTCGCCGCTCTGCGTGTTCCACGCAGTCTGCGTGGTGTTGAGGGCGGCGATCTCGCCGTCGTCGCGCTTCAGGATCTCGGTGACGGTGACGCGTGCCATCAGTGCCCCCGCCACACGGCGATGAGTTCAACCAGGTCCAGAACGCAGTTGTCGCCCGTGGGGCTCGTCGAATCAGTCAACCATGTTCGCGCCTGAACGGTGATGGTTGCTGTTCCTGCCCCCACGGTGGCCTCCCCGAACAGGAACGTCGACCACGGATCCAGCGCCCCGGCGAATTGCGGCGCGAGCGCCACCTCGGTACCCGCGCAGACGATCCGGAACGCCACGTTGTTGCTACTGCTGCCGGTGGTCCATGCCCACGTCCCGCCCCATTCAATCTCGATAACGCCATCCGACGGCACTTCGATCGACATGGTCTGGACGGTCTGCCAACCGATACGCTGCCCGTCGATCGATGCCCCGCCCGGGTCGGCGGTGATATCGCCAGCGATGACGTTGAACGTGCCCGGCACGATGTCCTCGGTGTCGACGGACACCTCGGGCAGGTTGTCGCGGTCGACGTGGCCGTTGAACTCGGCGGCGAGGGCGGCGTGGTTGAGGTTCCAGTCGCGGGCGTCGGCGACATCGCCGGCCTCGACATGCCTCACGCGGTACCGGAACGCCATCAGACCGACCCCCCGCCGAAGTTGTCGGTGAGCGGCACGATCCGGCGCTCGCCCTTGACTTCCAACTCCCAGCCGAGGATCTGCACCCGCCGCCCGGCCGGGGTGAAGGCGAGTTGAAGTTCGGACATCGGGCCGTCGTTCATCGTCGAGAAGTTCCACCACACCACGACCGGCCGGTGTTCCGCCCAGGTCCACGTCACCGCCACCACGCCCGTCGACCCCAGCACGGCCGAGTCGTAGCGCGGCATCATCGACACGGAGGAGTCGGACGGGTCCACGGCGCCGTCGTCGAGCGGGTACATCTGGTCGTGGAGCAGGTAGGCGTTGCCGGACTCCGAGCGGGCGGCGTCGAAGCTCACCTCCATGCCACGGTTCACGGTGTAGGTCGCCCGGATGTCGTTCTCGCCGTAGCCGACGCAGTAGATCCCGATGCGGTGCGCCTCCACCGCGCGCCAGAGCGAGGCGAAGTTGATGTGTACCGTCTCGTACAGCGGCTCGATGTCCCACACGCCGCCCTTGTCGGACCACCCCGGGGAGTAGACGTGCAGGCCGGGCGTGCTGGCGGTGTTGCTCGACCCGAAGATCAGGTAGCCACGGTGGTCGGCCGTCTCGATGATGGCGCCGATGGGGTAGTTCTCGCGGTAGGACCAGGCACCGATCTCGTAGTGGTAGACGAGGACGCGGGTGGGGTAGGTCTCGCTGAGCGTCGGGATGGCTACCCACCATTCCTTGTCAGCGTGGTAGACGGCGCTGCGGACGTTGGCGAGGGCCGAGGTGTTGACGCGCTCCCACTCGTCGGGGAGCTGCGTGCCGAGGTTCACCACGCGCGTCGTCGTGCCGGTGTTCTCGAGCGCACCTTCGAGCAGCTTGATGCCACCCGTGCCGATGAAGGCCACGCCGAGCCCGGGGATCTCGCTGACGCAGCCAGGCCCGCCCGCACCGTCGTTCAGCGTGAGCGTCTGCGAGTAGAACCCGTTCACCGGGTCGCCTTTGATCAGGTAGATGCCCCGCTCCTTGAAGACGACCACCGCGTTCTTCGTGGGGTAGAGGCACGTCGGCGAACCGCCCACGCCGTCGGACAGCGGGAAGCGGTTGTCGGGTGGGAAGACCTCGGGCATCCCGGGCGCGCTGTAGTAGACGCCGCCGTAGGTCGCCGTCGCCACGAACATCGTGTTCTTGAAGGTGCAGAGGAGCGTGGCGTTCGTCGGCCACGGCCCAAAGTCGAGCTCGTCGACCGCCGCCCCGAGCTGCGCATCCGGCTTCACGTCCATGAAGATCCGGGTCACGTTGTCGAGGATGGTGGTCAGGTAGTAGAAGTTCTCGCCGCCGCTCAGGGCCAGCGGGTAGCCGTCGGCGTCGAGGATGTCCTGGGTGCGGTAGACGACCCTTCCCACCACGCTCTCGTCGCCCGTGGGCACGTCGACAGTCAAGAAGTGGCGACTTCCTGCCGCGTTGGTGAACGTCACCATGCCGCTGGCAACGCTCAACGGCGACAACTGCCCGCGATCGTTGAGGAACGCCACCTTGTACCGGACCCCGCTGGCGGTGTCGTATTTGCCGAGCCCAATGGTGTCCGACTCGGTCTGGTTGGTGATCGAGCCTGTTGACACGTTTTTGTTGGCGGCGTAGCCGCTCGGCGGCGGCGGCGGCGACAGGAACCCGGCCCGGTCCGCCTTGCGCCCGTCGAAGACGAGGGCGTCGGACGCCCCGGTCACCATGTAGCAGAGGTTCCCCCAGGTCTGGTACTGCGGGCCCCACCACACGCCGTCAACGCTGGCGATGGACCGTGCTGTGCCGTTGAACAGGTCGCCGTCGATGTAGTAGATGTCGCTATGGTTGCCGTCCGGGGCCAGGCTGCCGTTGAAGTAGCTCCACCGCCCGGACTCCGTGGTGTAGAGCAGCCACTGCACCACGCCCGAGTGCTGGGCGAACCAGTGCAACGACGTGATCCGCGACTCGCTGTCGTAGCTGTTGACGCTGACGGTCGCCTCGCCCTGGACCTCGTCGTAGTTGTTGGTCAGGTTGCGAAACCCGCCCGCGTCCTGCCAGCCGTCCTTCGGGTTCCAACGCATGTCGCGGATGCGCGCGGCGAACTCGCGGGACGGCGACCACCGCTGGTCCATGCCCCGGAGCGGGCGGGCCTCGATGATGCTGGTGTCCTTGGGGTCGAGCACGGGCGCTTCCTACGAGATGGACGGGGTGCCGAGGTTGCGGTCGCGGGGGCTCACCCACCGGGATTCGAGCTGGTCCTCCTTCCACGAGCTCATGCGGTACCGCTCGTCGATCTTGGTCATCGAGGCCTTGAGGTTGTCGAGCGCCTCCATCGCCCTGGCGTAGTAGGCGCGGCGGTCGTCGCCCTTGAGGATGTCGGCCAGGACCGAGTTGACGAGGTAGTCCGACACGGCAGAGGGGCCGAGCGGGGCGTCGGCCTTGCTCTGGAACGGGCGAGGCCTGAACCAGAGACGCAGGCTGATGGTGCGGTCCTCGTCGGCGGTGTAGTAGAGGCGGACGGTCTGCCTGGTGCCCTCAGGGTTGTCGTAGACCACGTCGTCGTAGGTGGCGGCGTAGGTCGGCAGCATCGTCGTGTCCGAGATGCCTGCGGCGGCCTGGGTGCCGGTGATGGTGCGGATCGCCATCCAGCGGCCGCGCTTGGTGATGTCGCGCCGGTAGACCCGGATGCGCAGGCCCGTCTCGACGAGGCCGGTGCCGGGGTTGTGGCGGATCTCCTCGAAGCCGGAGAGGTCGACCTGGTCCTGGCTCCCGGTGAGGGTGATCTGCGCCTCGGGGCTCGGCGCGGATTCGAGCCCGGCGCCCATGATGGTGTAGCGGTACTCGTAGGTACGCAGGGATAGCGCGCCCGACGTGTTCGCCGCCAAGGTCGGCGCCTCGAAGGGCGGCCGGCGCTGCTTGCTATCGTCCTCGATGGCCCACTGCGGCCGGCCGGTGGTGCTGCGCTTGAGCGTCTCCATCTCCTCGGTGAGCCGCCCGACGGAGGGGATCTTGCCCCAGCCGTCCGTCTCGCGGTCGTCCCGGTAGCCGAGCACCTGGATGGTGTCGCTGGGCAGCAGGTACTTCCAGAACTTGATGGTCCACGCAGTCCGCTCGGTGCCAGCCAGGGCCACGCTGACCGGGGCGTCCAAATAGATGTAGCCGTTCGCCGTGTCGACCTGGACGATCTCGTACTCGGTGCCGTCCTCGTGGATCCAGGTGCCCTGCCCGGCCCAACTCGCGTTGAGCCAGGTCGGGTCCGTCGTCTCGAGGCGGCGGAGGTTGAGCGTGGTGCTGCCGAGCGAAATCGTCGCGGCTGGGTTGATCTGGGCGTAGAGGGGCAGCGTCGTCGTTCGGATGAAGAACTCGTAGGGCGGCGCGCTCTCGGCGAGGCTGTTGTACTTGTTCTGGAGTCGGCGCACGAACGAGTCGGTGTAGGTCTTGAGATCAGGGTTGAACATGATCTCGTCGTGCAGTTCCTGGACCATGCGGCCGAGCGTGCGCATCAAGACACTCCAGACGAAGGCGCCCGGCGCCCCGCGGAGGACGAGGTCGCCGGGCGCGGCGAGGACCAGCCCGAGGGGGCCGGCACAGGATCAGTTCCCGTCGATCGCGAACTCGATGACGTCGTACTCCACCTCGAAGTAGATGGGGGAGTCGCCGGTGGTGAGGTCGGCATTGCTCACGGTGAGCACGAGCGCGGCGTTCTCGACGGGGACGATGGCCTCGGGCGTGGCGACGGCGGCCGATGCGGGCTTGACGATGACGTGCTCGTCGTTCGTCTGGTCCACGAACCCGGTCATCTCGATGCTCGCCACTTCCTGCCCGGAGGCGTTCGTGTAGCGGATCTCCATGTCGTCGGTGCTGGCGGTGCCGATGACGTAGACGGCCGAGTTGTAGTCGAGGAAGAGGTGGGCCTCCTTGAAGACGAGCGCCTTGCCCGAACCGGGCGCGGCAACCAGCGTCTTCGGCGTGTCCTTGAGGTCAAGGACCTGCGCCGAGGTGATGGTGCCCTTGGCGAGTTGCGTGCCACCGAAGCCGGGGAACACGCTGGTACCGAGGACGCCGTCGGACTTGTACGGAACGGTTGAGGACATTGGGGTCGACTCCGAGATGAAGGGGATGGAGAGGGTTCGCGCCGACCGTCACGCGACGGTCGGCGCTGGAGATCAGAAGGACTCGCCGTCGTAGAACAGGGCGGTCGAGTCGAACCGCTCGCCCATCCACTGCCCGGCGCAGTCGACGTAGCCGACGTCCACGCGACGGTCGCCCGAGTGCTGGTTGCCCTGCATCGGGACCACGCCGAACATGCCGTCGATCTCGTCGTTCTTGAGGAAGATCGGGTAGATGCTGCCCAAGTCGAGCGAGAGCACCGACCACGGGGCCGCCGTCGTGACGGTCCCGGCCGTCGGCATGTCCGAGGTCGGGTAGCAGTCCTGCCCGTCGATCTTGAAGTCGGGACCGATGATGTCGGCCGACTGCGTGCCGGTGTACTGGCGGTAGGGGTGCATGACGCGGGCGAAGTGCGTCGCGCCGGACTGCGAGGCCAGGTAGATGACCTTCGACTTGTCGATCAGCCTCTCGCGCTGGAGGTTGCGGACGGTGATGAAGCCGAGCCGCCCGTTGGAGCCCACGGCCCCGCCCAGGTCGTAGCTGTGGTTGTTCATCCCGCTGGCGGTGGCGTAGGTCGACTTCGACAGCCCGCCGACCGTGTTGCCCTGCGACCCGTGCGCGTCCTCTTCGATGTAGCCGGCGGATCCGACGGTCGCGTAGTCCGAACCGTTCAGGGTGGCCCATCCGCCCGTCGTGAACGCGGCGACGCCACCCGTGAGGGAGTGCGTGTGCCAGTAGCGCATCACGGCCGCGGTGACGTTCTTCGCCCTGCGCGCGATGGCCGCCTTGGCCTCGTTGCTGCCGTTGAACACGGCGCGCTCGACGATGCTGGCGAGGAACGGCGCGGTGACGAAGCCCGGCGAGAAAATCATCGACTGGAGGATGCCGACGACCGTGAGGTCGATCGACTCGTAGCCGGTCGGGATGCCGGTGAGGCTGGAGTGCTCGCTCACCTCGACGTCGGCCTTCCACTTCTGGCCGCCGTTCTTGGTGAATCCGCCCTTGCCGTAGATGCGGTGGTAGGCGTCGAGCAGCGGGAGCTGCCGACGGAGCATGTCCTGCGTCTCGGCGACCGTGATCATCACGAGCGCGGCGAGCTCGTCGGTTTCGAAGGTGACGGAACGGGATCCCATGGTTCACTCTCTGAAGGGGAGGGGGTTGCTCACCCGCGCAGACTGTTTGCGTAGGCGATGGCTTGTTTCGGGTTGCGCGCCACCCAGTCGGTCATGGCGTCTGGGTTGGAGCGGATGTGTGCGGGCGGGCCTTCGATGGTCGAGCCGCCCCCGCCACCGCTGGCACGGGCGACCTGGCGCTGGGAACGCGCGGCGGCGTCGGCGCGGCGCGCCTTGCGCTGCGTCTCGGCCGCCATCATGCGGCGCAGTTTGGCCTCGCGGACGGCCTCGTCGAGGCGCCCCGCGGGGTCTTCGCCCGCCTTCTCCCAGCCGACGATGACGGCGTTCACGTCGTCCTTGAAGGTGGGATCCGCGAAGTCGTCGGCGTACTTCTCGACGACGGCCTGGCGGCGGGCCTCGCGCTGGGCCTTGAGGGCGTGCTCCTGGATGGGCTCAGCGAACTCGCCCAGGGCCTCGGCCATCTCCTTCTTGGCGATGCTGCGCATACCCTCGGGCGTGGTCGGGTCGAGCTTGTCGACGTCGACCTTCTTGCCCTCCGCGATCAGCTTGCGGATCTTCGGGTTGCCGAACATCTCGGCGAACGCGGCACGGGACCGCCCGAGCTCGCGCTGCTGCTCCTTGACGCTGAGCTCGACCGCCTCGGCCTGGCGAAGGGTCGCCTGGGCCACCTCGTCGGCGTGGGCCGCGCGCTTGTCCGCCACGCGCTTGAGGGCGCGGATGATGTGCCGCGCCTCGGGGGGCATGTCGGCGATGGTGCGCTCGTTGAGGCTGGTGAGGTCGACGATGTCGTCGTCGCCGGGCTCGCCGAGCATCTCCAGCACCTTGGCGAGTGCGTCGGCTTCGGCCTCGGCGGCGGCTGCGGGGTCCGGTTCGTCGGCGGCGGCTTCTTCCGGGGTTTCCAGCTCGCCGCCTGCGTCCAGGTTCTCGTTGTCCAGTTCTTCGACTTCTTCGATGGGTGTCGTCGGCATCTCGTGGTCCTCGCGTGTCACATCGCCGCCCGGGACATCGCGTCCTCGCCGCCGGCTTCTTCCGGGGCGGGGGCAGGGCGAGCCGGGGAACCCTCCGGTCCGGCTCCACCACCGATGTCGGCCGAGACGGCCTCGATGAACTTCTTGTCGTTGGCCATGACCCGGAGCTTGGCGGCGACCGCCTGGTAGTCGTCCGGGGTCTTCATGGTGGTCGGGTCGAACCCGTGCTTCGGCGCGTACTTGCCTCCCTCGACCTGCATCGCCATGATGAACAGGGTCGCCAGGGGCAGCCAGATTGCCGGCGGCAGCGCGGCCGACCACGTCTTCTCGCCCTTGGTGGGCTCCCACACGATCGGGCGGATGGCGTCATAGCCAGCGGGCAGGCTGTCGCTGATCTTGCCGAGCACCCCGTTGACCTCCTCCAGCACGCGCTCCACGTCGCGGATGGGGACGGCCTGGGTGGGCACGGGGCTTTGGTCCATCAGCGAACCCTGGACGGCCTCCAGGCGCTGCTGCTCGCTGGCCGCGACATCCGCCGGTCCAGGCGGCGGCGCGGTCCCTGCTGGCGCGGGCGGCGCTCCGGGCGCGGGCGGAACGGGAACGGTTGCGGGGGGTGGTGCGAGCTGGGCCATAGGGCCTCCTACTCGCGTTGTAGCACCCTCAAGCGAAACCGACGTGATACCGAAAGGTTACACCCCAACCAGGGGCTTGGCGGCGACGTTGACCTGCCGACCCGCCATCTCTCCCGTGAACGCACGATCGCCCGCCTTGGCGATGGCCTCGTGGTATGTGCGGCGGACCTCGGGCTCGGGATGATTGGCGTAGAAGTCCATGTCTTCGCGGTATGCTGCGTAGTCCGCGGCCTCGGCTTCGCGCCGCTTCGCCATCCTGGCGTCGACGATCTCGTCGAGCTTGCCGCCCGCCTCCTCGACGTGGTTCGCCCGCATCCAGGCTTGACGTTCGGCGCGGTTCGTGAACGTGCGGCCCGCGCCCTCGTCGTAGGTGCCGTAGGGGTACTTGTCGTTGTCCATGAGCGTGGTGAACAGCGGGCGCATGGTCGCGCCGCAGTCGGGGCAGGGGTTGCCGGTGTTCGAGCCACCCGCCCGGAAGTCGATGTCGAGATGGTGTTCCTTGCCGCAGGCGTCGCAGTAGAACGGCCGGGCGACGAGCCCACGCCACCGCTTGCCGTTGCGGACGCGGATCACGGTGCCGCCCGGCGCCTCACGCAGCTCGTCGGCGTCGTCGGCGTCGCCGTCGGCCCGTGCCAGAAGGTCGTACCGCGCGGGCTCGCCGCAGGTGGGGCAGTCGCGCTCGGTGTCGCGCTCGGCGATGGACGACGAGAAGCGGAACTGGTGGTTGTTGGCGCACTGCGCCACGTAGATCGGCATGGTCAACCCTGGGTCTGTGGGCCGATGCGCCCGGCGCGGAACATGGAGAGGGCCTCGGTGACCGCCTGTTCGCGCGTCTTGCCCTCGGCCACGAGCTTGTCGATCTTCGCGCCCACCGCGTCCCGTTCCGCCTGGGTGCGCGGGGTTGCGTGAGGAGCCGCCGCCCTGTCGATGGGGGAACCGCTCATTTGCGCGGCTTCGCCGTGGCGACGAAGCGGATGGCGCCGAGGGGGATAGATGCCGGGCGCTTGTAGGATGACGTCCGGATCTTGCCCCGGTAGGCGTAGTAGCCGTCGGGATCCTTGCCGAGGCTCACGCCGGACACGCCCGCCTTCTGCTTGCGGGCCTGCCACTGCGACTGCGCCGAGGGCGGAATGCCGCGCTGCTTGGACGGCGTGTGCGGCTTGGCGGCGGCGCGCTTGCCGCGCGTCCCCGTGGCCCGAAGCATGGGGTCGGAAGGCATGGTCAGTTCCCCCGTCGGCGGTTCTGGAGCCGGCGCATCGCGGGCGACCGCTCCTCGTCGGTCTTTGCCATGCGCTTGGGGTGGCGCTTGGCGCGCTTCGGCATGGCCGCTCGGGACATCGGGTCGTCGTCGGTGCTGCCGGATGCGACGAGTTCGTCGGCGTCGAAGGTGATGGTACGGGTCGTCATCACGCCTCCGGGGTCGGTGCGGGTTGCGCGGCGCCCTGGGTGAGCACCTGCTGGATGCTGGCGATGAGGGCGCGCACGGCGTCGGGTTGCTGCTCGGGGGGCAGGGTGCGGATGCGTGCGACCTCGGCCTTGACCGTCGGGTCCTCGCCGAATTGCGCCTCGATCTCACCCAGGGCGGCCTCGGCCATGACCCCTGGGTCCTCGGCCGGCGCCTGGGTGGGCTGCTCGACCGGACCTGGCGCGGCGGGCGGCGGGGCGTCGGTCGGTGCGGGTTCGGCCGCTCGGTCGATGGGCGAGGGCTTCGTGGTCTTCGCGGCCTTGGCGGCGTCGAGTGCCGCCCACAGGCGGTCCGGGCTCAGGTTCGGGGGCAAGGTGAAGTTGTCGTAGATCGCCTGCATGGCCTCGCGGGCGATGATGGCCTCCGGTGAGCCCGGATCCTTGGTCGCCATCACCCACAGCTCCATGTACTTCGGCAGCACCTCGGACAGGTTGGCCCGGATCTCGAGCCGTGCGCCCGGTGTCCGGCCAACATCCGAGAAGCTGAACTTGAACCAGGAGTCGAGATCCTTGACGGTGACCTCGACCTTGTTGCCTGTGGTGTCGAACAAGGTGATGCTCTGGCTCGCAGCCTTGCCCCGGGGCGGCTTGGACCCCTTCGGCATCCGCGCCATCATCTCGTCGGTCGGCGCGGCCCGCATCATCGGGTCCTCGTCCTCGTCCTTGTCGCGCTCCCGGGTGTAGTCCGGCTGGATGTCGACCGAGTCCTCGTCGCCGTCGTCTTCACCCTCGGCCCACTCGCCGTCGGGGGTGGGCCGCATCGCCGCCACGAGGGTCTGGACGTAGGCCTCCGCGAGCTGCTCGAGCGTCCGCTCCCAGGCCGAGGCGTAGCGACCGAACTCGGAGTCGGTGAAGTCGCGCTGGTACTGGATTTCCTCGGCGGTGACGTTCTGCCTCACGCCAAACGCCGAGGGCGACAGCGCCACCTCGGCGACGAAGTCACGCTCGGCGATGTCGGCGAACCGCTCGATGTCCACCGACGCCTTCGCGGGCTGGACCTGAGCGATGTACCGGCGGGCGTCCGAGCCGATCTCCTTCCAGGTCTTCTGGTCGGGGAACAGCACCTCCATGTCCTTGGCGCTGACCACCTTCTTCTTCTCGTCGCTGCTCATGCCCGGCGCGCCCACCCAGATCACCTTGTCGCGGGATGCCTTGTCAGCCATCTGCGAGCGGTAGGCGTTGAGCTCGCGCTGCTGGGGCATCCACTGCGCGGCGGGGGCGAGGCCTTGGAGCGGGTACTCGGCGCGCGTCTCGAAGAAGTGGACGAAGATGTGCGGGGCCGGCTCGCCGTCGGCGTCGAGGCCGGGCATCGGGCCGACGTAGAGGGGTTCGTCCTTGCCTGCCAACTCGGCAGGCTGGTCGAGCAGGTAGACCTCGTAGGAGCCGCGGTAGACCTCGCCGTCGTCGTCCACGTAGTCCTCGGCGAAGTTGCAGAGCTCCATCACCCGCACCCACTTCGCCTCGGTCCCGACGAGCGAGGTTGACGTGGAGTCCTGAGCGCCGGGGCTCTGCGCCGTGCCGCGTGATGACCCGCGCGAGTCGAGGAAGTCGTTGCGGTACTGGCCTGCCAGCTTGTCCTTGGGCAGGTTGTACTCGGCCGCCACCTGCTCCAGGGGTCGCCATCCGACGTGGCCCCGAAACCGCTGGTGGCGCACGTCGTAGACCTCGCGGTCGATGACGGCCTCCCAGATCGGGCACACGTAGAGCTCGACCCGGTCGGGCGGCGGCTTGGCGCAGTCCTCGTGGTTGACGGCGAACCGGAAGCACACGCCCGGGTAGAGCAGGGCCTGGCGCACCGCCGAGTCCCACCGCTGGCGCTGCTCGGCGGCGAACATCCAGTCGTTGACGACCAGGCCGGCCTTGTCGGGGTCGCCCGTCGTGGTTGCTGACGGGGAGACGTCGACGCGCATGGAGCGCGGGAACAGGTTGGCGTAGTAGGCCGACGCCGCGGGCTTGATCTTGTTCGTCTCGTACCGGTTGGAAATCGACTTGATCTCCTCGCTCACCTCGCCCTTCGCCTCGCCGATCACCCACTGCCACCACCTCGTCTCGTAGACGGCGGCCACTCCTGCGAGCTCGGCCTGCCGCTCTTTCCAGAAGGCGTCGTGCTCAGCCAGGGCAGCCATGGCGCGCTGACGGCGCTGGCGAGGGGTCGTCGGCTCCGGCTTGGGGTCGTCGTTGATCGTGATGTCGTCGGTGCTCACGGGGTCGCCATCCGGGCCAGGGCGTGCGGATCGATACGTCCTGTCCGCTGTTGTAGCGCCGATCTGCCCCTGGTGGGGCGATACTGGCGGGTTTCAACCGTCGGGAGGTCCCGCCTGGCCCGCGCGGCGAGGCCGAGGGCGAGGACGTGGTCGTCTGTGTGGCCGTCCTGGCCCTGGAGGCGGCCGTTGTGCTCGCGGAAGTGCGTCATCTCGCGCAGGGTTTCGAGGTCGGGGATCAGGAGCGCGCCCACGTTGACCTCCTGACGGAGCTGCGACAGCATGGCCTCGCGGCTGCCTCCCGTCGTCACCCAGTCCTTCGGGTGCCCGCTCGACGTGTCCCGCCAGAGGTTGACGCCCTCGTCGTAGAGCAAGCGGATCACCTGCTTTCCGATGGCGTTGCTCTCAACGAGGGTGAGCGCGCCGCCGTACATGCGGGCGAGGGTGCTCACCTTGCGCGAGAAGTCGACCTCGCCGCCGAAGCGTGAGGTGAGCACGGCGCACATGCGGCCCAGGTCGTCGAGCACGATGGCGACCGCGAAGTCGCCGCCGTTGCACCACGACGGGTCGACGCCGATGCAGTAGGAGCGGGTCACGTCCGGGCGGCGGTAGAAGCGGATCTCGCCTGCCGGGTTGTCGGCGGCCTCTTGAAGCGTGATCAGGTGGTTGAGCCACGCGATGTCGAACCAGCCGCCCTCCCAAGCGAGGAAGCCCTCGTCGAGATTGGACGGGTAGTCCTTGCGGAATTCCTCAAGGCCAACACCCCTGGGTCCGCTGATCTTCTGGCGCCTCCAGTAGAGGCGGGCCAAGGTTTCCGCGTCCGCGATCTGGAGGCCGATGTCCTCGGCGTAGGCGACCTCCTCCTGGTCCGGCTCCCACCCGTCCGGCGGCGTGGTCTGATACTCGGGATGCCGGTACCACGGCCAGAAGTTGACGCGCACCGACTTGTCGCCCAGGGCCACGGCGCGGCGGGCGCCGCGGACCTTCTCGGCGTACAGCGTGCCCGGCCCGGTCGGCGTCGAGATGATGTGCGTGGGGCAGTTGTCGGGCACGGTCGCCTGGATGGAGGCCCAGTTCGTGCGGGCGTTCACCCACTTGCCCATCTCCTCGCACACGACGGCGTGGTAGTTCCACGACTTCGCCTCAGTCGAGCCGCCGACGGTGACGTGCTGGATGAGGGCGTCGTTGCGCTCGAAGATGACCGAGTTCTTCGACAGGTTCAGGCGGACCGGGCCGTGGCGCTTGAGCCCGGACGCCATGTGGTCGACGAACACCCGGTAGCGCCGCATCGAGGAGTCGGTCGTGCTCTGGTGGTTCGTCGCGATCAGGACCTTGTAGGGGAACGGCGCGGCGTGAGCCGAGGCCTGCTGGTTGGCGGCTTCCTGTGTCGAGCGGCCCACCTGCCGGGCCTTGACGTCGATCGTCTGGGTGACCGCCGGGTCCTCGTAGGCCGGCTGCGCCTCGACCTGCATCGGGTGCGGGTGGACGAACGGGCCTGGCGGGTCGCGGGGGTCGCGCTTCTCGATGTGGAGGTTGGCGATGTAGGCCCGTCGCCCCGTGCTCGTCGTCCAGACCCAGTTCAGGTAGGCGCCCCAGTCGGGGACGTGGGCGCCCGTCATCTACGCCTCCGCAGTGGGCGTCATCCAGGCGCTGGCCTGCGCGACCTTGAGGTGCCGGGCGATCTCGGCCGCGTCGGCCGCGGGGTCGCCCTGGAGTCCGTGCATCCGCGAGTAGAGGTTGAGCCCGGCCGGGTCGCCCGACTCGACGAGGCGGCTGACCTCGCGCCAGAACGCGCCGTCGAGGCGGATCAGGTCGAGTTTTGTCAACCCCTGCGCCGTCGGAAACGCGGACAACCACCAGGCCGTGAAGCCGGGGACCCCCTCCCACTCGTCCCACTCCTTACGCGTCAGGGGCGGCCCGACCCAGGGGCACGCCACCATCACCTTCTCCTCGGTCACCCGGCCGTCGCTGGCCTTCACCCACTCGCCCGTCCAGAACGTGACCTCGCCACCCACCACGCCGATGGTGGCCTCGAGGGTGCAGGACACCTGCCGGGACATCGAGTCCCACCACAGCGCCCGGGCGATGTCACGGGCCCGCTGTTGACGGGCGCCGGGCGTGAACTCCCGCGGCTTCACGCGCGGCTCGATCCTCTTCCGTGGCTTCTTTGCCGTCATCGGACCTTCCTCCCGTGCTCGTTCAGGTGGCCCTCGACCGCCGCCTCGCGTGCGTCCGACGTGATCTGCGCGTCGTCCATGCGCTCTGCTGCCGGGCGCTGTTGGTTCTCGCTTTCCAGGATGAGCCTGTACCTCGCCGCCCGGAGCGCCTCGTCAGGTGTCATCGTGCGCGTCGTCGCCATCGTCGCCTCCGTCGGCCACCAGGGCCTGCATCCAGTCTACCCGCTGCCCCCCGAAGTCGCTCCGTGCCACCGCGGGCGCCGAGATGGGCCGCGTGTTCACCGGCTCGTCGAGGAGCACCATGACGGGGTGTGGCTTCCGGTTGGGGCACGCGCCCGTGTAGCACTCGCACTGGCCCATCGCGTCCAGCATGTCGCCACAGCAGCCGCACCTCATGACGCACCGCCATCGGGGGCCACATCTCCCGGCCCGGTGTCGCCGTCGACCATCGAGATCCACGTCGAGTCTGACTCGGGGTCCACCACGATCACGACGCGGGGGTAGTCGTACTCGACCATCGCGATCCGCAGGTACTGTCGTGCGCGCTCGGCCCGGATGACCTGACCGCGGGCGATGTTGCGGATGTAGGCGCCGGTCACCCCGAACGCCTCGCCGATCTCGCGCGAGCTCCATGTCCGCATACAGCCCTGCGTGCGGAGGAACCTCACCAGCGTCGGGCCCAGGTCGTCAGGCGTGCTGGCTGGCATGGGCGCCCTCCTCGATGGGTTCGGCGTGGGCGTCGAGGATGCGGAGTACACGCGTCTCGTTGAGGCCTGGCACGACGATGCGCGGCACGATCCCCGCGTACTCCATCGCCATCCTGACGCGGAGTCCCCCAGGAAGGCCTGTGGCCTGCTCCCGGGCGAGGGCGTCCCAGTCGCCGGCCCTCGCTGCGTGGACCAGGGCCGTGATGGGCTTGCCGTGGCCGTGGAAGCTGCCCACCATGACGTGAGCACACCTGGCGCAGATGGCACCGGCGCCTTCGTAGACGTGGCACCTCGTGGGCCTGGGGTAGTACAGCACCCGCTTGTTTCCGCCGCACCCGGCACAGCGGGCGTACCATTGCCGGTTGAAGGTCCTGAACTCGTGCTGCGCCCATTCGCGGTCGTCGAATTGCAACTCGAGGACGCCCCCACCCATCCGCCTGACACGCCCAGGCCAGCGAACACACCCGATAATCGCCCGCCAGGACATGACGTGACCGGTGAAGAACTCCACCCTGCCGCCCGCGATCCACCGCTTGGGCACATGCGTCCCGACGACTGACGGCGGTAGCGCCGTCGCCAGCAGGGAGCCGACGACGAACGAGGGGTGGAATTCAGCGCGCCGCGTCCCGAGCCCGGTGAGGTTCAGGCCCATCAGCTCACGACTTGCCCCGCTGGGGCTTCCGGATCGGGACCTTGGATGGGGAGCCGTCGAGCTGGCGGCGGAACTCGGCCAGGGGATCGGGCGCCACTGGGTTGTCCTCGCCGCCGTTGGCGGCGGCGGCGGCGGCCGGGGCGGGCGCCGTGGGCGTGGTGGCGGCGAGCAGGGCGGCCTCCAGGCGGGCGAGGCGGTCGCGCAGCTCGGCGTTGTCCGACTCGTAGGCGACCGTCGCCTTGCCGTTGCTGCCCGCGTTGGCGGCGATGTCCTGCATGGCCTGGGCGAGGGCGGGGTCCATGTTGCGCATCCCGGTCACCACGGTCCCGTCGACCTCGGAGTACGTGAGCGGCGCCGCACCCGTCACCTCGCCGAACACCATCGGGAGGTAGAAGTGCCTTTCGCGGCGGCTGACGGTGCGCTCCTCCTGCTTGCCCTCCTGGCCGACGAACTTGCCGCGCTTGTCGGTGTAGTGCTTGAAGATCGTGTTCCAGTCGGCGTAGATCAGCACCCACTTGCCGCTGCGCCGGTGGGTCAGGTCGCGCAGCTTGGTCTTGATCGCGGTCTGGATCATGGCGAACCAGGCCCCGTCCGTGACCTGGTTGATGTAGCCGGCGGCGTGGGGGGCCCAGAGCGATCCCAGCATCTGGTGGCGGTTCTTGCGGATGCGGGCCACGAGCTCTGGCGTGACCTCCTGCTCCTCCATCAGGGCCTGGATGGCGTGCCGGCTCACCCGCTCGAAGTCGTCGAGGCTGTCGAGCATCGGCTTGTGAGCAGGGGGAGCGGCGGGCCCCTCACCCGTGGCGTTCTTGACTCGCATCTCCTCGATGAGGTCTGCGAAGTTGTCCTGAGAGTTCACCTGGATCTGGGGCATCGGGCCTCCTGTGGGGTTCCTCGCGACTCTGTTGTACCACTTTGGATCAGTGATCGCAATCGGCGCATATCACTCGGCGTCATCCGCGGGCCGTCTCGTCAGCCGTGGACGTCGCCTCGCGCTCGGCGAGCCACGCTTCGATGGCGGCGGCGCGGTAGACCACGCGGGCACCGCTTGATTTTCCGAGCCGGATGTACTTCGGGCCAATCCCCCTCAATCGCCACATCCGGAGAGTCTGGGGCTGAATGCCGAGGTAGCGGGCGACCTCGGGGCCGCTCAGGAGTTGGGGCAGGCGGTCATCGCGGAGGTGCTGTGGGGTCGATTCCGGCGGCATCGTAGACTCCTTGGAAGGGGTGGGCCCGGGGAAGACCTCGGGCGGGCCGGGTTGACTGTGGAAGATCGGGGGTGGCTGTGGCGCGACGATGAGCCGATTGTGGCCCAGCACCTCGTCTTCATCCGGGCGCCGGCCCTCCATCAACTGGTCGATACGGCGACCCTCCATCTCCCGCACCCGGTCAATGTCGGGGTACCAGCGGAGGTGGGGGTACAGCGCCTCCAGTTCCTGCACCGTCCGCCCGAACGCGTGGTAGCCCCAGCGGTTAGGCAGTACACCGCCAGGGCTCCACAGGGACAGACCCCAGACGACGCAGCCAACGCCGGCCTTCCGGGTGACCCTGAAGTAGCCGTCCTGCCCCACTGTGTCCGGCAGTCCGGGGATCATCCAGTAGCCGGCGTACACCTTGTCGGTTGTCACCCAGGCGGGCATGGGTTCGGGCACCGTGTCGCGCTTGATCTCGGTCATCATCGCCGCCTCCGCGCCGCCCGGTTGTTCGCCCCGGGCAACTCCAGCGGCCCACGCGCGCGGACCACCTCCGCGGCGGGCGGGGGCTTGCCGTCGGCGTCGAGCATGAGCTGGACGAGGGCCAGCAGGTCGTGAAGCACGTTGAACTCGTCCGCCGCTCGCAGCACCGACTCGAGGACGGCGTAGGTTGTGGCGACGGTGGCTCGCACGATCAGCGGCTCGACGAAGAAGCCGAGGCGGTGGTCGTCGAGCTCGGCGGTGCGCGTGACGAGCAGGTCGAAGTCGGACACCGGGATCGGGTGCTCGATCTTCACGCTGGGGGCCAGCGCCAGGACGCCGACCGACAGCACGCCGGCCGGCGGTCCTGCTGGCTCGGCCGGTGGGAGCAGCTCGTAGCGGATGCTGGCGCCGGACTGCTGGGCGAGGGGGTGAGCCGCTGCCGCCGCGTTGAGGCGGGTGAGCCAGCGCATACGATCGATCGGCGTGATGAAGGGGGCGGTGTTGGTGGGCTCGGTCATGGCTCTGATCCGTCGGCGGTGGATGGAATCCGCGTCGTGATGGGTGGTGTGCCGTGCTCGAAGATGGTGACGTAGACGGACCGAGAGGGGACCTCGTCGAAGGGCAGCACCCCGTTATCGGGCGTGACACGAACCATGGGCGTACAGTCGGGCAGCGGGCACTTCGCCAGCGACTCGATCAGCGCGTAGCCCGTGCCCCGTCGAGGATGCACGTAGAGGCCGTGCCATTTCCAGCCGGGTTGGGCGCGCAGCCGGGCGATGGCGGCCTCCTCTCGCTCGGCGTAGTCCGTCATGGCCGCCCCGCCCACCACTGCTCCCTGGCCTTGATCGCCACGTCGAACTGCTCCAAGCAGCCCACCAGGTAGGCGGCCAGGATGAAGTCAGGCGTGTTCGACCCGTTCTCGGCACTGTGCCGGTTGATGGCCGACGCGATGTCCTCGCGCAGGGTCGGCGGCCTCTTCCCGGCTGCCTCCCCGCGCGTCATCTCCCACGCCTCCAGCCAGTTCAGCATCTCCTCGGGCCGGTTGCAGCCCGTGATCCGCTCGACGGACTCCAGGATCTGGGTGACGGTGTCGGACAGCGGGGCGGGGTCGGACGGGATGTCCGTCTTCACGGTAAGCCGCCCAGCCAACGCCTTGAAGCAGCGGGCCAGAAGCCTCGCGCCGTCCTCATCCAGGAGGCTCTCTGTCCACCCGACGCGGATCGTGCCGGTGTCGCCGCGGGGCATCTCGATGTCGACGAAGACGGACTGCTTGGCCTCCGGGATGTCCCACTGCGCGTGGTCGGTCATGGTGACCCGGATGATGTAGGCCTCGGCCGGGATGCTGCTGATGTCGACGTGGATCATGAAGGCTCCCGGCAGGCGATGGCCGACGACGCCCACCACCGGGCCATCCGGAGCTGATCGCGTGCGATCCCGTTGAGCCGCTCCAGGTCAGCCGCTTCCGGCATGGCCGGTGACGCGAGCAGCGAGATCGCCTCGTTGAGCGCGTTGCGGGCGAGCCGGATGCAGCGGATCGCCGCCGTCTGGTCAGCGACCGGGGGCGTGTACTCGACGATAACCTCGGCGAACGCGCGGCAGTGGCTGTTCACTCGGTCGTAGGGGTTGGCGCTGTCGATGGAGTCGTGACCCGCGATGCAGCGGGCCAGCCAGCCGCACAGGTCGGCGGCGTTGCACTCAGCCAGGCGGATCGCGGCGTAGTGCGGGGCCTGCTCCTGGGTGGGCGGGTGGTAGGTGAACCAGAGGTCCAGGGTCGGGTTGTTCACGTCAGGCTCCTGTGTAGTCGATGGCGTCCATGTCGAGTGTGTCCAGCGTGGCGTTTGCCGGGGCTGTGGGGGCCGTGGCCGCGTCGGCGACCGGTACCCCCGCCATCTCCCGCCTGCGCATCTCGACGAGCACACGGGCGGCAGCTCGGGCGTCGTCGAGGGCGCGGTGGGCCTGGCCCTGCTCGACGCCGAAGTGGGTGCAGGCGGCGGCGAGGCTCACGCTGTTCTTCGCCCGGCCCTTGCGGTCGGCGATGGTGACGCTGCGGGCCCTCATGTGGTCGTGGGCCGCCAGCATGATGCAGTGGCCCCACGACCACCACAGGGCGGTACCGTGTGCGGCGATGTAGGCCGGATCGGTGGACGAGCAGCGGATACCCGTGCGCACCATCATCGGCGCGTCGAAGGCGACGCTGAACGCCGTCACGATGATCGGGCCCGCCGCGCGGCGCAACAGGGACTCGAACAGCACCTTCGCACCCGACTCGGGTGGCGCGTGTTCGAGCATCGCCCGGGTGATGCCGTTCACCGCGAGCGCCTGGTCTGCACGCTCGTCGAGGATGTCGGGCCGCACGAGGGTCGACATGCAGGCGACCTCGTGGCCGTAAAAATCAAGCAAGACCGCGCCGAGCTCGACGACGCGGGCCCAGTCCTGGCCCGGGAAGCCCGTCGTCTCGGTGTCGACGACGACGGTGAAGGCGTCGAAGAGGACGGGGGCGGTCGCCGGGGCTGGCTCGCGTGATGATGCGGGCGGGCGGTCGATGAGCGGGGGCAGTGGCTGGTTCAGGGCGTCACGAACAACGGCCAGGCTGTGCGTTTTCGCCCACTCATTCACCTTCACCTCGACTTCGCCCTCGGTGCCGGTGACCTGGTCGACCACCATCAGGCCGTCCTTGACGCGCTGCACGAGGACTGCAGCGGCGTAGTCACCCTCGTCCCCGTAGTCGGCGCCGATCCCGTAGGCCCCCACCTTGTCGAGAGCGGGCAGCACTACTGACCTCTCGCCGTTTCCTGCCATGTCGCCTCCGCTGGAGCGTGTAACCGGGCGGTGTCAGTGTACTTGATCCAGGTGGGCGAGGCAACGGGGGGTGAGGAAGATGCCCGCGATTTCCAAATAGCTGGCGTAGTGCCGAAATAAACCGCACCATCACCGCCGCCCCTCCTGCCCCTCGCACCCCGCCTCCGCCTCGTCCAGCGCGTCGAGCACCCGATGCAGGGCCCACGTCGCCCGTGAAGCCCTCCCCCTCGCCTGGTCGAGTCGGTGGAGGTCCGCGGGGCTCAGGGACAGCCCTACGCGCTCACGGGGGCGGCGTTCGGTGTCGGGGGTGTGTGCCGGGGTGCTGGACATGCTCGGAGTATAGCGGGTGCGGTCGCCCGTGGCTACCCGTGGGGCGATGGGGACATGCCGCGCCCCTGCTCATCCGTGCGTCCTTCCTCCTCCCGGGCGTCGTTGTGATCGTCGCCGTCGGTGCTTTCCCCTCCACGCCCTCACCTCTGCGCCCCCTTGAGCGTCCTCTACTTGCGACGGTTGCGACGGCTTGCGACGGATCTTGCGACGTGACTTGTCTACCTTCTAGTTATGTTTTACCTCAACTAGAATATATACGTCGCAATGTCGCACCCCAAATCGTCGCAGAGCATTTTCGCCAAATGGGTACACCCTTACCACAGGGGTATGATCCATTTCCCCGATCCCTATAGGGGCTTTTGGCGGCGACGTTGCGACGTGGCGGTGAAACCGCCGCATAGTTGGCGTTCCACCGATACACCTTACGTCGCAAGTCACTTGCGACGGCTTGCGACCGCCTGCGACGTTGACTTGCTGATTCCCCACACGCAACGCCACATTACAGCGTCACACGGATCGCGTCAAGGCGATCTGCGACATTGCGACGGACCGCCCCCTCAACGCTCGTCGAGGCCGTCCATCGCGTCCTGGCTCTCGGCGAGCAGGGCGATGCCGGTGGGTCGCGTGTCGAGGTTCGGGGGCTGCACCGGCATCCGGTAGTCGGTGCGCCCCTTCGCCGTCTTGGTCCATCCCCGGGCGGCCCACTGCCGGAAGATCGTGCCAGGCTCGCCGAACCCAGCCTGTTGCAGCACCCGCCGCAGGTGTGCCGACGAGCAGAGCCAGTAGTCGCCGCCGGACGACTTCCACCCGAGCCACCCACCAGGGGGCGGTTTCGTCACAGAGTCCGGGCTGTGGAAGAACTCGCCGTTTGAGCCGATCCACGCCCACGTCGTCTCCAGCGCCCTGAGCGCCTGGTCCGCCTCGCCGCACGCTTTGAGGACCTGCTGCCAGATCCACGCCAGCGTGGCGTCCGCCCCGCCCTCGGGCTTGGGGCATCCGACCGCGTGGACGAATGCCGCGGTGGCGCCGATGGTCGCCATGTACTTGGCCGCGCGTCCGGCGATCCGCGTCGTCGCGTCCTTGGCATAGTCCGCTTCGCTGCGGCGGTACGCCGCCCGCATCCCGTCGACCTGTTCGTGCGTCAACCCGACGAGCCTGTCGAGGATGCGCGGGTAGAGGTGGCCGTGGTGCTGTCGGATGGCGGCCACGAGATCGTCAGCCTGCTTCTTGTCGCGCATGGGTGCGCCGTGGACGACGAGGATACGGGCCCGCACGCCGTCGGTGGGCGCCCAGTTCGTGATCCCCTCCTCGCTGGTCGAGATGACCACGGTGCGCCAGTCGTCGACGTGGGCGAGCCCCAGGCGCCCCAGCGCGCCCTTGGCCCGGCTGCTGCCCTCAGCCAGGGCGTAGAGCAGGGCACCGGCGGCCGGACGGTCCTGGGGCTTCACGAGCTGCCCCTCATTCAGAGCCAGCGGCAGGTCGCAGAGGATCCCCGCCGTCCCCTCGGCGCCGGCCAGCGTCGCACCCCACGACCGATAGCCGCGCCCGTTGCGGGGCATCCCGTAGGTGCTCACCCCGAACTCGAGGACTGTCGACTTCCCGCTTGAGCTGTCCCCGGCGAAGTCGACGCCGAAGTTCGGCGCGTCGAGGATGCGCAGGAACGGCGCGGCGGCGGCGGCGTACATGGCGAGGAAGGCGTGCGGTCGGTCCGCCACGACGCGCACCGCGTCACACCACCCCTCCCACGTCCCCAGCGGCGCGATGGATTCGGCGAGCTGCCGGGCACCGGCCGACGAGGGCACGTAGCGGGTCGGCGATGGCGTCTGGCCGAACGGCTGGATGCACAGGTCACCCAGCAGGTAGGCGCTCCTCGACCGCCCCACCCACCCCATTCGCGCAGCCCCCGTGATGGTCGGGATGGCGGCCTGCTGATCAAGGCGGGTCAGCCACTCGACGAGGCGACGGGCCGACGACGATGACACCGGCAGGCCCTGGTCAGCGAGGCGCACAAGGGCGCGGGAGTCCAGCGCGACGGACCGGGGTACGCGCTCACGCTTCCACTCGTAGCCGTCCAGCCATGCCAGCTCGACGGAATAGGACCCGTCATCGGCGTCGACGAGGCGCGACGTGATCAGCAGGGGCACGCCGACGTGTTCGAGGTGGACCTGCCCGTCCGAGACACGGAGCCGGTGCAGCCCGTCGTCGTCTAGCCGCCATCCCGAGGGCACCGTCACGCCGGGCGGGTAGTCATCCCACCCCGACGCCTCACGCACCGTGATCGCCTCCTCGTGGTCGTCGACGACGCGGAGGTTCCGGTTTCGGCGCTTCTCGCGGTCGCGCTTCTCCTCCTTGAGCCTCGACCTGAGCAGGCCGGCGGCGGTCGCGGTCAGCACGGCGCCGAGCCTCATGCACTGCGCCTCGACTTCCGCCCCCCGGGTGAGGTAGGCGTCGACGACGCGGCCGAACAGGTCGCAGTCGCTGAGCAAGTCGATCAGGGGGCCTTGTCGCTCGGACGATGTCTCGCCCCCGTCCGCTGCGATCTGGTCGACCGTGGCCGCGAGGATGGCGACGCCGTCTCGGTGGTCGGGTGCGTTCACGTCAGAACTCCTCCATCTCGGCGTCAGCACCCTCGGCGTTTCGCGCTCGACAGTACTCCTCGAACGGCTCGCCCAGGTAGATGGTCCGGATCCCCTTGTCGCGCAGCGTGGCCCGGTCATCGGCGGACATGCGCCAGCACGTCGCTACGACGAACTTCACCCCATCCGTGTGCTCGCGGTAGAGCGCCATCTGGCGCGCGATGTCGCCGATGTCCACCGGCTTGACTTTGACTTCAACCATGGCCAGCCGAACATCCCCACTCCCCCGCCACACCCGCACTTCGTGCGAATACGGTCGGACTTCCGCGAACCCGACGATCGACAAACGCACCCTCAACACCACGTCGACGAACCCGACGAGGTACCCGTGGCTTTTGGTGATCGGGGCCTCGATCACACTGCTCACGAAGGTCAACCCCGTCGTCCACTCCGATCTCCGCCGCCGATCTGACGGGTCGCTGGCGATTCTCACCATCTCCTCATCGGTGGGATGGTCCCCGTTGGGCCAGATCATGCCCGCGAGTTTCAGCGCCACGTCCTCGCGACAGAGGTACTGACAGGCGAGTGTGTGCCGCCGGTCGCGCTTGTCGGGGTCGCTGAACCCGAGCGATGCGAGCAGGGTCCGCTCGTGTGAATGAGCCATGTCAACTCCAGCGCCGCCCAGCCTGCCGGTACTTCACTCCCGACAGGCGGGCGGCTGGAGGTGGCCCTCATGGGGGCCGACAGAGAACAGGGGCTGGTGAAGTTCAGCCACGTCCAGACAGTAGCAAGCGGCGCCGTCAAGGTCAAGCGCCCTCCCCGGCCGGCGCCATCTTCCGCCCGCCTCGCCCCGCCGCGAGGATGGCCTCATGGTCGGGAACCTGCACGCGCACGAGTCGCGCATCCCACTGCACCATGTTCGGGTACACCCCCGCCTCGACGTCGATCCTCGGCCTCGCCCACCGCGCGCCGCCGTACAGCACGTCGAGCAGGTCCGCCGCCTGCCCCCTCGTCAGCGCGTAGGGCACCTTCACCAGCGCCTTGATCGCGTCCCGGTGTTCGTCGGGGATGTGCCGGGTCTGCTTGCTGGCGCCCTTGATGGCCTCGACCTGGCGCTCGGTCACGGCGGCGAGGCACCACCCGCCCCGGTCGTATTTGGGCGGTTCAAGGATGCCCGCGCTCAAGAGCTGCTGCCGGAGGTCGTCGAGGTAGCTCACGAGCAGGTCGAGTGCCGTCGCCTCCTCGGCGGTGGGCTCGCGGTCGCTGTGCTTGGCGCCGCCCTCCCGCTGCTCAGCCTCTGCCATCTCGACGAGCGAGCCATAGATCGCGGCCGGCGTCGACCAGCCGAACCGGCCGGACACGAGCCACGGGTCGATGATGATCCCCTCTGTCTTCGGCCCCCACCGATCTGGTTCGTCGAGCGCGCCGAGCACGCGCATGGACTCCTGGATCCACCGCACGGACGCGCCCACGTTGCGCCGGATGGCGATCCACCGAAGCCCCGGCAGCGTCACGCCCTCGCTCAGCAGCGAGACGTGGACGAGGCAATCCGTCTCCCCCGTCCAGAGCGACCCGATGCGCCGGGCCTGCTCCTCGGGCGATTGCCGGGAGTGGATAGGCAGCGCCCGCCAGCCTCGCTCACCGAGCCATTCCGCGTACCTCTCGGCGTCGGGGATGTCCCACGCGCTGACGACGCCTGGCCCGACGCCGCGGGCGTGCTGCTCCATCAGCGCCAGGGTCGCCTCGTCGATCCGGTCGGTGTCGTAGCCCTCGATCCGGACGATGCGCGGCGGGACCACGGCGCCGTCACGGATGGCGTCGAGCAGTCCGTACTCGACCACGACCTCGTGGAACAGCTCCAGCACCTCGCCCTTCTTCGAGCGGTACGGGGTCCCGGTGCAGCCCAGGAGCGCAGGAGGTGCCATCGCGCGGACGGTGGACAGCACGCCATCAGCCTGGGAGCGGTGTGCCTCGTCGAGCATCAGCAGCGCGACCTTGCGCCCGCGGCTGGCGAGGTCAAGGTGAAGGCGTGGGAGCGAGTCGTTGCAGCAGATGATCACGTCGCGAGTCGGCTGCTTCTTGCGCCCGTAGTACTTGCCGACGTGCTGGGCTCCGAGGCGCTCGGCGAAGGTGTTGTGCAGGTCGTTGACGAGGCGATCCTTCGGGGTCACGACGACGACAGCCCGCCCGGCGAGGCGGGGCAGAGCAACCCATGCGACCTCGGCGAGCAGGACCGACTTCCCCGATCGCGGCGTAGCTGAGATTAAGGAAGGCGCCCGCCGCCGCATCGCCCCGACGACGAGCGGCAGCGCCTCGGCCTGCCACCGGCGAGGGGGCCGGGGTGCGCCGTCCCAGGGGGTCACAGCGCCGCCGCCCACGTCGTCCACCCGAGATCCAGGGCCGAGTCCAGCGTGAGCCCTCCCTCACCCCGGTCCGCGCCGCCTGCCGCCCACCTCTGCCACCGGCTTTCGATAGCCTCCCACGGCACGAGGACCGCGACCTTCTGGCGGTCGAGCACGTAGCGCACGAGGATCGCTGCCCGGCGGCGCGCGTCGACGGACTGCCACGCAGTCAGCTTCCCGCCCTCGTCGCTGGTGATCGCCGACCACGGCAGACGGCGCCCCTCGATCTGCTTGGCTTCGAGGAGCCACGTCAAATGGTGCGCGGCGACGACGAAATCGCACAGGGACCGCTCGCCGCGCTCCTGGACCCACACGACCTGCCGCCCCTGTTTGACGGCGCGCATCGGCGGGTACTGCTTCGCCCAGGCGTGGATCGCGCCCTGCCCCACCAGGGCGTCGAGCCCGTAGCGGATCATCGACTCCCATTCCTCCCCGGATTGCTGGGCGTGGGTCATCTCCCCTCCAGTGGATTGCGGGGCCTGAGCGCGCCCCTGTCGAGTCCGCGCGCCACGGTGCGGCGGATGTCCCTGTCCAACACCCCGAGCCCGCCAGCGGACGCCTCCAGGGCAGCGCGGGCCGTCTCCCTGTCCAGCAGGCCGGCGCCGACGAGCCCCCCGAGAGAGTAGGCGATCCGGAACAGCCCCGGCGTGCGCTCACCCTGGGCAAGCCCCGCGACATCGCCGCACGCCCGATCCAGGGCCACTGCGACGAACCGCTCCGCACGCCCGTCCCCCTCGTCGAGCCGCGCCTTGACGCGCGCCCGCATCTCCCGGGCCCGCTCCTCTCGCACCGCCCGGTGTCGCTCGTCGCGCTCGTCCAGCGTCTCGACCCCCCACGATCGCCGCCGCAGCGCCACCCTCACCGCCTCATCGTCGAGGCCCGGGTCCTCGACGTGCAGCGCCTCTGCCGCCAGGGCCAGCGCGCGAGCCGGCGAGATCGCCATCAGGGTCGACCACCACGCCGCGAGCCGTGCGCCTGTCCCCTCACCCTCGGGCGTGGCGAGCAGGTCGGCCCAGGCGTCGAGGAGGCAGCGACGGAGCAGGCCGAGCGGGTCGTCAGACGGGCGGGCGAGGGTATCGATGTGCGTCTCGAGACACCGCCGCTCGTGGTCGAGCAGGCAGAGTGGTCCGTGGATCTCGGGGGTCACGCGCCGCTCCTCGCCAGCGCAGCCACCGCGGCCTCAACAGCGCACCCATAAACATCACACACGCGCCCAAGCCAACTCGCCCGGGGGGCGCCGCCGCCGCACTCCCACTGCGAAACAGCCTGCCGCGTGACAGCAACGCCCAAATCCGCAAGCGCAAAAACGATGGCATCCTGCGACAAATCGCGGCGCTGACGACAGGCCACAAGCATCGCCGCGAACGACGCCGGCCGATGTGCCTCCACGCTGGGCAACAACGACTTCTTGTGCTGCCACGGCCTCGTGGGTGTCACCATTCGATCAGGCGTAAGGAGCCCCGCATCGTATCGGCCAGAGTGCACCCGACGATGACAAGTCGAGCACAACGGAACCACGTCGAGCGGTCGCGAGTAATCAACATGGTGGTAGTGAAAACGCCGCCGCTTACCGTCATTCTCGCCGCTCACGCCGCAATAAGCACACTGCCACGGCCTTCCCAGAACGCCGGTTTTCACCGCGCGTGTGCAAATCATATGCGCCCGCTGTTCCTCAGTCATGGGTCCCCTTCTCCTCGTCCCCGCCGACGACGACCGACACCCCGACGGCCTCGGCCACCGCCGCCAGGGACCGGAACGCGATCCCCTCCCGCACGCCGCGCTCCAAGTCGCTGACGGTCGGCTGGGACACGCCCGCCCTCGCCGCGACATCCTCCTGCTTGAGCCCGAGCCGCACTCGGGCTTCCTTGAGTCGACGACCCACCTGCACGTAGTCCATGACCGCTCCTGTTTCCGGCACCGTACCCCGCGCCGTTATCCACGTCACGTATTTTATTTGCGCCGTCCATATTGACGCCCCGGATACGGCGCGGTAAGGTCCCCTCATCACCTGGAGGCCCGATGCCCGACACCGACGACCCGATCCCCGGCATCTACAACATGCCCTTTCCGGCGTACAAGGCCATCAGGGCTGTGAACGCGAGCAGCCTCAAGGTCGCCGCGTCCCGGTCCTGGGCCGCCTACCGCTACGACCAGGATCACCCGACCGACGGCCACACGGCGAGCAGGGGCGCGCTGCGTGCCTACCACTGCATGACCCTCGAGGGCGCGGAGGAGTTCGACCGTCAGTTCTGGGTTCACGACCTGCACCGGGCCAGCAAAGAGTACAAGACCATCGCGCCCGGGATGACAGCGTTGGGCAGGACCGACATCAAGACGGCCGAGCGCGACACGGCCACCGCCCTCAGCGCCAAGCTGCGCGCGGATCCGAAGACCGCCCGCTACCTCACCGGGGACGGCCATTCCGAGGTCACCCTGGTCTGGGTCGACCCCGAGACGGGTATCCTCTGCAAGGCGCGCCTCGACCGTCTCGTCCCTGGCATCATCGTCGACCTCAAGAACGTGGGCAGTACCGACGAGCGCCTTGTCCGTAGCCAGTGCCACAGGCTGCACTGGCACCTCCAGGCGGCTCACTACGTCACCGGCGCCAAGGTGCTGCTTGGGCGCGATCACGGGTTCCGCCTGATCGGTTTCGAGGACCGCCAGCCCTACGAGTCCGCGGTGTTCGCTTTCACCCCTGACGACCTGCTCGGAGTCGGCGAGCGCCTGCGGTTCGACTTGATGCGCGAGCTGGCCGAGAACCGCAAGAACAACACCTGGCCCGAGCGTCACGAGGACGAAGTGGAGCTTGAGGCCCCCGACTACCTCCTCCCCGAGATGGAAGACATCGACACCGACAACACGGAGGACATGCCATGAGCCGCGACGATCTCGACCTCACCGAAGCAATGGCCGTCGATTCTACCCGACTGAACGCCGATGATCTGATCTCGGGATCGATCACGGTTCAGATCACGGGCGCCAAGACCTACCGCGCGAACGGCAAGCAGCGGGTCCAGTACGCCATCACGGGCGGGCACATGCCCTGGCACCCGTGCAAGACGCAGATGCGGCTGATGACCGAGATCGCCGGATCCCCCTCCGCTCGCCCGTGGGTGGGCAAGTGGGTTGCGCTGTTCCGCGATCCCGAAGTCACGTTCGGCAGCGACAAGACCGGCGGCGTTCGGCTCGCCGCCGTCGACGCCTCCATGTTGGACCGCCCGCGCGAGTTCAGCGTGCGGACCGGCAAGACGGCGCGCACGACCTACGAGATCGACGTGATCCGCAACCAGCGCAACCGGGGCGCACCGACCGCTGACCTCGACGGCGTGCTGGCCGATGCTGGCCTCACCGTCGCCGACCTCGACGCCTACCGCGCCACCCTCGGCAAGTCCCCCACGTCCGACCTCACCGCCGACCAGCGCGCCCAGATGGCCGTCTGGCTGGCCGATCCCCGCAACGCCGACAAAGTCCGTCCGTCCGCCGACACCGGCACCGCCCGCGAACCGGGCGAGGAGTAGACCATGTCCAGCGACCACACCCACAACACCATCACCAGCGCCGAGGTCCACGCCCTGCACGGCGGCACCCCGACCGGCCTCAAGCGCCAGGTGTTCCGCAGCGTCTTCGCGGGCGTCGACCTGTTCATCGGCCCCAACGGCGCGGGCAAGACCACGCAGGGCCCGCTCGTCCTGGTCACCGCACAGGAGGGCCTCGCCGAGAAGCCCACCGACACGCGCCGCCCCTACCTGGGCTCGACGCTCCCCCGCGACACCGGCCTCACCGTGACCGTGCGACTCCCCTCACGCGAGGAGCGGAGCTGGACCCGCGACCTGGGCGCCACGCGCGGCAACGCGAAGGCCGAGCCCGACGGGCAGGCGCGGACCTACCTGGGCCATCTCCCGACCGCGTGGGACCTGAGCGACTTCTCGAGCGGCACGGCCGGCGACCGCGCGAAGATCCTCGACGCCGCTGCCAGGGCGGGCGGGGCCATCGAGGCGTGGGACGCGAAGACCGCACAGGCCAAGGTCCGCGCGCACATCCTCCCGGCCCTCGTCGACGGCGAGCAGGCGAGCGCCCGCGAACCGGCCGAGGTGGCGCTGACCGAAGCGACCCTCGAAACCCTCGACGAGTGCATCGCGGCGCTCCCGACCGCCGCGACCGGCGCCGACTGGCTGGCCGCCGCGAAGGTCTGGGCAGAGAAGGCGCAGGCGGACAGGAACAGCGCCCAGAAGGACAAGAGCGCATTCGCGAAGGAGCAGGGGCAGAAGGTGCCCCCCAAGGTGGATGGCGACGACGCGGCCGACCGCGCCGAGCAGGACGCCCTGCTCACGGAGCGCGCCGCATCGGGCCAGATCGAGCAGGCCCGCGAGACGGCCCACGCCGCCATCGCCCGACACGAGGCCGAGGGCGCCCGGCTCAGCAAGGCCCTCGACGCCGCACTCGCCGAGGGCAAGCGCCTCGCCGAGCCCCTGCCCCCGCTCGACCCCGACACGCGCCGCGCCGAGCTGGAGCAGGCCATCGCCGACGCCGTGGCCGACACCGACGCCCCGATCCCCGCCTACGACGGCCAGGACCCCGCCGCGCTCCAGGTCGCCCTCGCCGCTCTCCGCGCACAGGTCCCGGCCGCCGACGAGGCGGCCGAAGCCGCTGCCACATCCCGCAACACTGCCCGCGCCGCCGTCGTGGCGGCGGAACGCGCCAGAGACGAGTATCGCGACAACCACGTCGCCCCAGCCCGGCAGAACCTCGGGACGGCGCGTGCTACGCTGAGCGCCCTGACGTCGCTGTCCGGCGCTGACGACGTGTGCGTCCACTGCGGGCACGCCGATCCCCGCGACGTGGCCGGACGGCTGGCGACGGCGCGGGCCGACCTCGCCGCTGCCACAACGCTGCGTGACGGCGTCGAGGTCAGGTTCGACGCGCTCGTTGCTGCCGTCCTCGCGGCACGCACCGCGTTTGAGGATGCCCGATCCGCCGACGACACAGAGAGCAACCGACGGCACGACCTCGGCCGCGACATCCGGGCCGCCGAGCAGCGCCTCACCGACGCCCAGCGCGCAACCGAGGGGCACGAGGCCGCCGTGCGCAAGGCCCGCGCCGCCACCCTCGCCCGCGCCCGTGCCGACCTGGAGCGCCACACCGCCGACCGGCAGCGGGCCGAGAAGCGCCACGCCGACGGCGTCACCCAGCGCGCCCTCGACCTCCAGGCAGCCCGCGAGCGGTACAAGGCCGCCGCCCGCGCGCAGAAGGAGCACGCCGCCCTCGACGCGCCCACCCTCCCCGAGCCGCCCGACGCCGCCCGGCTGGCCGAGATCGCCGCTGCCCTCGCCCACATCGCGATCCGCACGACCGCGCGCTCCGTCCGCGCCGCCGCCGTCGAGAGCGTCCGGGTCGCGCTCCTCGACTACGAGGAGGCCAAACTGAGCTGGGACGCGAGCCGCGCCTACGTGGACGCCATCCGGGCCACCACCGTCCAACTCGCCGCCGTCGCCTACGCCCCTCTCCAGCGCGCCGCGCAGGATCTGGTGCAGGGCGCCGACGAGCTGCCCCGGCCCTACTTCGCGAGCCCCGACGACTACGGTGCCATCATCCGTGGGCGCCGCGTTCCGTACCACGGCCTCTCCGAGTCCGAGCAGCGCATCACCGCCGCCTGTCTCGTCTACGCCCTCGCCGTCGTGAGCGCCCAGCCTTGCCGCCTGGTCCTGCTCGACGGCCTGGATCTCGTGATCCGCGGACCCCGCACCGAACTCCTCGCCGCGCTTGCCCGTGCGCACTCCCGGGGCCTCGTCGACAACGTCGTGATCACGATGGCGACGAGCAAGATCCCTCGCATCGCCGCCGAGGAAACCGCCGAGGTCGACATCCCCGGCGTCACGCTGCATGTCCTCGCCCTCCCCGACCTCCAACCCGAGCCCGCCCTGGAGCGAGAGCCCGAGCACGACGGCGCGGCGAGCATCGACCGCCCGAACGACGAAGTCCCCTTCCACCCCGACGACAACGACGAAGTCCCCTTCTAATCGTCGTATTCGACCTACTGTTCGGAGGTAAACCGTGAGTTACTTCGACGACATGGAAGACCGACGCATGGTCACGGGCGGCTGGCCCACGCGCAAATGGAAGTGGAAGCCCGGCAGGTTCCATCTTCTTCATCCGGACGAAAGCCGTGAGCCGCGGTATGCCAATGAGGATGCTCGCTTTGCCAAACGGCGCACGTTGTGCGGTGTCGAGGTTGACCTACTCGATCGGATCAGGTCGGCCAAGAAGGTCACATGCAAAGCATGCCTGCGTTTGATGGCTGCCCGCAAAAGCGACAACGACGCCGCGATCGACGACGCAACCACACCCCCCTGACCTGGAGGCCACAATGCTTTTCACACAGATGCACGTCCTGCTCGTCGGGCACCGCAATCTCGGCATCGTCCAGGCCGCATGGGACGGGCCTTACCTCCTGCTGGAGGACGGCACCCGCTACGGGCCCAGCGCGATCTTCTCCGTGCGTCCGGCCGAGCCCGAGCCCGAGCCCGAGCCGCTCGCGGGGCCCCTCCGTGGATACGAGATCCTGCTCAAGGACGGCACCTCGGCGACGGTGACCGAAGTGCGCGGCGACGTGATCCTGCTGTCGACCGGCCGGTTCCTGCGGCGGTGGGACTGGAAAGCCGACAATGTCACCATCACGGACGACAACGTTCCCTTCTGATCGCCACCACCCCCAACACGGAGCCACCATGCCCCTGACCACCTGCACCTCGCCCATCCACCACGGCACCCTGGTCACCTTCCTCGACGACGGCGACGGGTGCCCGATCTGCGCCCAGATCGGCGACCTCGACCACGACCTGGGCGAGCTGCGCGCGACCCTCGCCGCCATGCGCCCCCTGGCCGATCGCCTCGTCGAGATGATCGCAGGCACGCCCGAGATCCGGATCCTCGTGCCCGCCTCGCCGCCGCACGGGCGGGAGACGTTCGGCACCGTCGCCCCGACCCTCGCCGACGAGCCCACACCCCCCACCGGCACCGCCCCGGAGCCCACCTACCCGCCCGCCGCCGAATCCAAGGCGCTGGCCTCCGAGATCCTGAACCGCCTGCCCATCGAGGCCCGGATCGAGATCTACAAGGCCGCCGGCATCGACCCCGGCAAGGGCGTGGCGACGTGGCGCGGTCGACCCCAGGCCGCCTACGATCTCATGCTCGCGTGCCACAAGGCCGAGGCTGCACTGACCCCGGCCACCGCGCCCTACACGGACACCGACGACAGCGACACCGACCCGGGCGAAGGCGAGCCCGTCGACACGAACGGCAGCGACGACCAGGCCCCCGCGCCGCCCGCCGACCCCGAGCGTGACATGGCGATGAGGCGTCGTGCCGTCGTCCTCCGCGCCCTGCCTTACGCCGAGCTCCGCAACCTGCACCACGCGGCAACCGGGACGCTGGCCTCGGTGAGCACGCCCTCGGAGGAGCTGATCCGGGACGTGCTCGACCACGAGTTCAGCGCCGCCGAGCCCGCCGCCGCCGACCCCGACAACGAGGTCCCGTTCTAAGCGCCGCCCGCTGACGACTACGACGCCGCCCCCGTGGGCGGCGTTCGCAATTGCAGACGCCCCACCCGACATGACTGCGGGTGGGGCGAATGCTCAGAAGACCGTTGCGGACGGACCCCCACAACCTACCCCTCGCCGGCGTCAGGGTCAACCACCCCCATCGCCGCCAGCAGGGCCTGCGCCCGGTCGCGCCGCTCGACGATCCGCGCGCTCGTGCCCTCCCTCGTCGTCTTGTTGGCGAGGTAGGCGGTGAGGGTGGCGATCACGCGCTCCCGCACCTCGGCCCACGAGCCGTTCATCACCACACGGTCGCTGTCCAGCGGCCCCCAGATGCAGCGCAGGCATTCGCCGTTGGGATCATCGATCAGCGTGATGTTCGCCGCGCTGTCCGCCTTCCACCCATTCGAGCGGTGCCGGTCCGCGATCCACCACCCGTCGTCATCGAACCCCGGGAACAGGGCTCGCGTCACCGACAGTACCTCGGCCCGCAGCGCCTCGTGCTCGGCCGCCTTCTCGCGTTCGGCCCGCACCTCGGGCCGCAGGCGGAACACCCGCGCCCACATCGCCATCGGCTCAGCGCGCCCCCCATCGGCGTACAGCGCCACGATCACGGCCGGCGTGACGGCCTCGTGATCTGGTGACGGCGCGGGAAGTCGCGGCTGAACCCCGTGGCTTGCGGTCCAGTACACCACCACGTCATCGGGGCGCAGGTCCGCCGCGGGAATCTGTACCTGGGTCATCGTCAGCATCACGTCCTCCATGTATTCAGGACCGGCTCGCCGCCGGTCACGGATTCGAGGTAGCAGCCGTCCACCTTGGACGGGCGCACGTACTTGGCGAGTTGGAGCACCCGCCATTCCCTGCCACCACCCTTGCGGCCCGGCGTCATCTCGACGCGCCGTTCCAGCCTCCACACGGCGCCCTCCGCAGGGTCAATGGCGCCGTGGTGGCCGTACTCGCCGAGCAGCGTCATCGCCGCGTTCACGTCCAGCGCGCCGCCGTCGTGCAGGACCCACGGCCGCCTGAACACGCCGTACAGTCGCCCGTCGAGGGCGTCGTGCGGCAGGCGCTCCGTCCCGCGCATCAGATCGAAGGCGACGAAGGGCTCGTGCGGCAGGTCGTAGCGCGTGCCGTGGGCCTGATAGAGCCACTCGCCACACAGGCGCTCACCGTCGCTGAGCACGTCGAGGAATCGGGCCTCGTGCTCGCGCACCCACTCGGCCCACACGAGATGCTGGGCAAACGGCGACGTGTCCGCCGGGTAGCCCGACCTGGTCACCGCCACGATCCCGCCGTCGATGCGCGCGGCGCCGACGTTGGAGCCGTCAACCTTCTCCTCGACGATCACGCGGTCGTGTCGGTCCCGCACGCGCTCGACGAGCACGCGGGCTTGGCCCTCCTCCAGGCCGTAGTCGCCGGGGCCACGTCGTGAGCCGGGCAGGTGTGGGATGGACTCGTAGCTCTTGCCGCCCAGGGGTTTCGTCGGCTTCATCACGTCCTCCGTGTGTGTTTTCGCACAGCCTCAATCCCCGCCTGGGTCGGCCACCGCAGCGACGGCGCCACGGTGGCCGGCGCCATTCCCCGTCAGTCCAGCCGGTCCGCGCGCACGGCAGGCGTACCCGTGCCGACCACCACTGCGTCAGGCAGCATCCCGCGCAGCCGCTCCACGATCATCTCGCGCGCCTGGCGGGAGGCCATCTCGGCGAGGGGGATCCGCACCCGCCACACGAGGTCACTGGCCTCGCGGTCGTAGCGCCAGGACACCAGTGCCTCGACCTTCACGGTCAGGTCCTGCGCGCAGTCGTAGACGGGCATCTCGATCGGCCACCGCTCGCGAATCTCCTGGGAGGTGGTCGTCTTCGCGCCCTTGGCGATGGCGCGTGCCATCCCGCCCGCGTCGCGCTCAACGGTGACCTCGCCCGAGTCGCCGACGGACAGCGACCGCAGGCCGTGGATGATCGCCGGCCCCACGGGCACCGGGCGGACCTCGCCCCGCACATCGACCAGGTCCGCGCCGAACGTGGGCTCGACCTCCCGCAGCGCCTCCAGGAGCGCCTCGGTGGTCGACCACTGCCCAGCGGCCAGCGCCATCCACCGGCGCCAGTAGGGGTGGATGCTGAGCCCGCACGCCGCCCGCGCGGTCAGGTGGTCGTAGCCGCTCGCCGTCGCCTCGATGCTGGCGGCCGAGACGAGCACGGACACGTCCTGAGCGACCCACCGGCCGAGATCGATCTCGCGGTCGACCCAGGCGGCGAGGTCTTCGACCGAGAGGAAGGCGTGCGCGGGCCGGGGCACGCGCGGGCCTTCTTCGAGGACGATCTGGTAGTCCTTGTGGGCGACGTGCGCCTTGCGGTGCCCGTCCGCCAGCAGGACGGGCTGAATCGTCGGGGTGGGAAGGATGCGGCCGAGAATGCCGCCGAGAATGCCGCTGAAGTCCATGGGATTCACTCCTTGCCCGCGACACGCGGGCCGTCGAACAGGTGTTCCTGCGGGTCGGTCAGGTCGACACCGTAGTCGGACCCGCCGAGGTGGACGAGGATGGCGCCGCTGGACCGAGCCTTGGGGGCCTTGCTCTCGACGTCGACGGCGATGGACACTCGGCCCCCGTCGTCGATGCTGGTGCCCTCGATGGTCACGGTCACGATGACCTTGCCCGTGGCGAGCCCGTTTGCGCGGGCCGCCTCGGTGTCGGTCACGGCCTCGATGACGCGCGCCACGGCGGCGTCGAATTGGCGACCTGCGCGCCCCTGGACGAGGTCGCCCAGGTTGCCGAGGTCGAGTGTACGGATGTCGCGTTCCATGTGGTCATTCCCCTGTGTTGTGGTTGTGATTGTCGTTGTCGAATCGTGGCGGGTCCACGGCGGCGGCGAGGGTGGCCGCGGTCCAGCAACCCGGGTCGGTGGCGATGAGGGCGAGCAGGCGGGCCTGCAAGTCGGTCATCGGTCACCCCGCAGAGCCGCCCGCAGCTCGCCCACGGTGAGCCCCGCCCGTGTCAGCTCCCAGCACGAGAGGCAGAGAATCCAGCGCCGCCCGAGCCGCCGACGCGAGCAGGATGGCAGGCCGAGCGGGGCCCGGCAGAGGTCGCAGCGGAGGGTCACGGCGTCTCTCCTCGTCCGGTGTCGTGCGCGGTGAAGCCGCCGAACAGGCCAGCTTGCCGCGCCGGGGTCCACGCGGGCGGCCGGTTCATCGTCAGCCATTCCCGCGTACCCCCGAAAACGCGTTTCTGGCCGACCCGCTCGCCCGTGATCTCGACGTGGTGCCACATGTCCAGCTCCTCCAGCGGCACGGCCTCGGAGACGCACACCAGCGCCCCGGCGTCGGACCAGCGGCGGGCGAGGTCAAGCACGGCGGGGCGGGACAAGCCATGCTGATAGCCAGTTGTGTCCTGGTAATTCGGGTCGAAGTAGACCACGACGCCCGTGCAGTCGGCGGGCACGTCCAGGGTCCGCGCGTCGTCGGTGATGGTGACGGGGGGCCAACCGTTCATGTTGAGTGCGTCCCGGCCCGCAAGGTCTTCCATGCGCATCGGCCGACGATCTCCCGGTCCACCCACTGTCATCTCGTCGAAGCCGCCCGACTTCAGCGTATTGGCCTGGACGGCAAGCCACCGCGCCACCTCTCCCCCGTCGCACCCCCGGATCGGCCCCTCTGCCCGCAGCCGCTCCCACAGCGCCCTGGGGTCCTCGTCGGCCCACCCCCGGATGATGTCCGCCGCCTCACGCAACACGGCGGGTTGCGGGTACGCCTGGAGCAGCGCGCGTGCCCCGTCGTCGGGCTCGCACCAGACGTAGGAGTCGGCACCCTGGCCCGGTCGCAGGCCGAGCACGCGACGGATAACGGCGGAATAACCAGCCTTATTTCCCATGCGGGATACAGGCGGGCGTGCGTGTCGGCCGCCCTGGAGGCGCAGGCTGACGGCGGCGAGGCCCGCGCAGAGCTCGATGAGGACGCGGGGGCGGGTCACGGCGTGGGGCCTGTGGGGGATGGTGGCGAGGGCGTCCACAAGCCACTCAGCGCATTCGACATGTGTAGGCCAACGAGCGCCCGGAGCCCCATTCTTGGATGCGGCGAATCCGCCTTTTCCGTACACCGAATTGGTGACGATGTAGACGTACCGAGCCACCTCGCGCGGGTCCGGGTCACGCATCACCCCCTCCGCCGAACACCCGCCACCCCCACGGCACGCCCCAATCCGCCACGTCCGCCACCCGCAGCGACGCCCCACCCCTCGCCGCGCCCCCGCTCGACCACGCCCACCACAGGGGCCCGAGCGCGCCACTCACGATGTCCTCCTCACGGTCACATCGACCGCGTAGACGCGCACGCCCTCGGCGCGCTGGTGGTAGGTCCATGTCACCCGCGGATCGGCGTCGTCGCAGCCCAGCCAATGCGCCACCTCGTCACGCACGGCCTTCAACGCCTCGCGGACGTTGTCGTCGTCGAGAGCGCGCGGGGCCACCCTGACCAGCTCGACCGTCACGCCGTCGTCCATGTCGGGCCGCTGGTGGCGCAGCGGGGCCAGGTGGAGCGCCGTGAGCGCCCGCTCAGCCTTCGTGCGCCTCGCCCTCACGGACCAGTGTTGGCGGGCGTTGGTGCGCGAGGACACGCGCAAAGGCAGGCGGATGCGGATCATCGCTCACCGTCCTGGTCCCGCACGCACACCGCCACCAGGAGCAGCGCGGCCAGGGCGCTCACGCCGAGGATGCCCAGCGGTATGCCGAGGGCCCTGCGCAGGATGCGGCGGGGGAGGGAGGGGCGGGTCAAGACGTCCTCCAGAGGTCGGTCTGCGCCGACTGTGCGAGCGCTGCCCGAATCGCCATCTCGCCTTGTTGTGGGACCACGGCGTTTCCAAGCGCCCGGATTCGCGCGGGCCTCCCCTTCGCCTGCGGCCCATCCGGCAGCGTGCGCGGCGGCTCCCAGTCGTAGCCGGGCCACAGCACGGAGCGGTCCCAGGACTCGGGGTATCGGCCACGGGGCCAGCGCGGCGACGGGTCGCACTCCAGGCGCGGGCCCTCGGTGTCGGTCCAGCCCTCGGGATAGCCCTGGAGGATCTCGGTCCACGCGGGGGAAAGCCGGCGGCCGAGCCCGCCAGTGGGCGCGGCCTGCTCGCTCAAAGGTGGCTCGCCGCGGTTTAGGCCGGACCCCACGCGGTAGTTCCTGGCGGCGAGTGTGGCCCACGAACGCACGTCGTCACGCGTCGTCCGGTCGGGTCGGATGGCGTCGGTCAACGACGTGCCCGCGACAGCTCCCGACCCCGGCAGGCACCGCGAACCCGACGCCTTCGCGTCCCCCTCAGTCGGCGTGGGCCACGGGCGCACCTGTGCAGCCTCGTCGTTCAGTGTGCGCCCGCCGAGGGTGTGCTGGAGCCCACCAGCCGAGTGGTAGTCCCTCGTCGTCGGAGTCACCCAGGTCTGCTCATCCCGCTCCGGCGTCCACCGCCCGGCAGTCGGCACCTCGACCACGCCCCGGCCCACGGCACCCCGGACGGCGACGACGAACACCCGCGCCCGCCGATGGGGAGCGCCCACGTCCACCGCCCGGCAGGGCGCCCACGTCAACCCGTAGCCCATGCGCCCGAAGTCGTTCTCGAGGTGGACGCGCCACGCCGAGAGCAGGGCGGGCACGTTCTCCATGATGACCATCTCGGGCTGGAGCGCGACCACGAAGCGGACCATCTCCCGGTACGTCAGGCCAGTGCGCTCGCCGTCGATCAGCCCGGCGCCACGACCCGCACAGGACAGATCCTGGCAGGCGAACCCGCCCACGAGCACGTCGGTCCGTGGCAGGGCGAGCGGGTCCACGGTCTGCACGTCAGCCTCGACCTGGAGCGCGTCAGGCCAGTGGCGACGGCGGACCGCCGCGCCCACTTGGTCGAGTTGCCAGGCCGTGCGGGCGCCGAGGGCGCGCTCAGCGGCCACGTCGAGCCCGCCGATCCCCGAGTAGAGGGAGCCCAGAATCAAGCCTCACCCCCTCGCGCGTCCAGCGCCGCCGCCAGCGCCTGCGCCGCGTCCGTCGAGCCGCACCAGCTCGCCAGCACGACCCGCAGCGCCCACACGGGCACCCTGACGGTCCCCTCGGCGGCGCGGTCATCGTCGCACAGGCGAGTGCGCATGGCCTCGCCCTCGACGGTGAGGCGCGAAGTGCGCTCCTCGACGAGCCCGCGACGGCGCAGGCCCGCGAGCGTGGTGGACTGCGCGCTCACGGTCCACCACCCGCGGCGCTGGGTCGCGTAGACGAGGGCCTCGCACATGTGGGCGGTGAGTTTCACGCCTCACTCCGCACGATCCCCAGCCACCCGTCGAACGCGGCGATGGCTCGCAGGCAGGTCCTGGGCGCGTCGTAGCCGCTGACCCTCACCTGGCCGTGGCGCCGGGTCACGGTGTCGAACACGTCGAGGTGGACGCAGTACAGGCCCTCAACGAAGCCGCCCGCCACCGTCACGTAATTGCACTGAGCGCCGATGACGTGGGACTGGACGGCGGCGAGGGGGGAGTCGGCGGGGGGCGGTTTCACGGCGCCACCTTCGGCCGCGGGCTGTTCCACGCCTCAAGCAGCCTCGCGCCCTCGCCACCGGGGCAGGCGTGCGTCCCCTCGGCGTCCTGGTCGTCCGGAGCGGTGCAGGCGGCCCAGGGGCAGCGACCCGGGCGGGCGCCGAAGTTGGCCCAGCGGAGGCCCGCGGCGTGGTTGCTGTGCGGTCCCTTGTGCCCCGGCATCCGGTCGCACTTGACGGCGTCGCGTGAGCCCATCAGGCCGTAGCGGTTCGGGCAGGGCGGGTAGTACATGCAGCTCACGTCAGCCTCCAGCGAAGGTGCCCGACCACCGGCCGCCACCCGCCCGGGCAGGCGGGGGACCACACCCAAGGGGCAGCCGGTGTCGAGCAGGCGGGTAGGCGGCGGCGCATGGAGATACACCGCCGCCCGGGTGGACGGCGAACGGCCACCCTCCCAAGCCCCGCCGGGACATTCCGACGGGGCAAACGTGCGCCGGCCCTCGACCGCCACCACTACGCGAGCCGAGGGGACGGCTTCGCG